CCCGTCGCAGATGCCGCGCCCCGGGGGCCCGTCGCAGATGCCGCGCCCAGGGAGCCCGTCGCAGATGCCGCGCCCTGGTCGCCCGTCGCAGATGCCGCGCCCCGGGGGCCCGTCGCAGATGCCGCGCCCCGGGGGCCCGTCGCAGATGCCGCGCCCCGGGGGCCCGTCGCAGATGCCGCGCCCTGGTCGCCCGTCGCAGATGCCGCGCCCCGGGGGCCCGTCGCAGATGGTCCTTCAGACGGAACGGACTTGGCAAAGGTATAATCGATTGCAGCTTTTATCAGACCGCTTAAGGAAATAGACGCCTTAACGCGCAGTATGCTACTTGCGACTTTAGTATCGTCGCTATGTTTCGACAATTCGCCGTCCTGCTCTACCTCAGCGTATACCGATGTTGCGGGCGGGTAGTATTGAAGAACATCGAGAGGATACTCACAGGCGTGAAATCCTGCGCTGCAGGCTTTTGCGGGGCCGGTGTGAGTAAACTCTTTTCCGATCTCGAATTGAAAACCGCGGCAGGTCATATCGGGCTTGAAGCCTTTGTAAGATTTGAGTGTCATAGATTTATCCTCGATGTTTAAAGGTTATAAATAACATGGCTACCGTGCCGTGTCAAACTTCTTCTCGGGCTCCCACCATGACAGAGCAAAAATCCTTCACCGCCCGGCGCTGTGTACTGAACGGCGCCTCGCGCTGCGCCAGGTACAGCCGCTCGTTATTCTCGATACGGTGCAGCTCCTCCGGCGAGAGTGTAGCTAGGAAGTCGGCGAACTGTCTGGTTCGGCCCAGCTGCTGGTTACGCATTTGCGGTTTTCCTCTTCGCGTTGATCGGATGCGCGAGCAGGTACCGAGCCACCGCTTCGCGGCCCCAATAGAAACCTGATACGGAAATCGCTCCACCTGATGCTGAGTGTCTAAGAAGCCGACGCGCCCAGCTCGAAAATCTACATACGGTGATAAAAGTAGGCCGTTCATGATTGCCACCACGCTTGTAAGATGAAGCCAGGGAGATAGAAGACACGCACGTCGTAGAGGCGCGCAGCACCGTATCGTGCGAGAAGTCGTACCGCGACCTCGCGCCCTTGGCTTTCTACCAGATTCAGCAGCGCCTCTCGTGCCCAGATGCGTAGCACTGAGCGTACCCAGATGCGTAGTTTATTTCTCATGACTGCGCCCATACCAGGAACAGAACGGTTAGCAGCCCGGCGACGAACACCGCCTCCCAGAATCGTACCTTCCAGAGATTCATAGCTTTAAGCTCCTAATTTCAGATGACGCAGATACTCTAGCACGTATCTTCTGCCACTTCAAGCGGTTCGCTTCGTTGCCGGCGGTGGGGTTCGGGCGCTTCGGTCCGAGCTTCACTCCCCGGGCCTTCAGGGCGGCCAGCGCCGCCTTTGTGCGCTGCGATATCATCGCGCGCTCTTTCTCGGCCAGGGCGGCGAAGAGGTGAAGCATGAAGTTATCTACGTCTGGCCCCAACTCGGCCACCATAAAATGGACCTTATGCACCATAAGGCCGCTTATAGTGTGCACGTCGCGGCTCAGGCGATCCAGTTTGGACACGATAACCGGGCCGCCGAGCGCCTTAGCCGCCGCTAGAGCGGCGATCAGCTGGGGGCGCTCCGTGAGACCGTCAGAGACGCGTTTCCCGCTCTGCACCTCCGAGAATACCTCCAGCACCTCGATTTTCTCCCTAACACAGAACTGCTCGATAGCCGCTCTCTGCGCTTCCAGCCCTAAACCAGATCTGCCTTGTTCGTTTGTAGACACTCGAACATATGCGACGGCCTTCATAGATGTCTCCAGGTACGGCGCTCGCGTACTGACTTGATAACTGGCCGAGATACTCCGAACTGCCGAGCCAGCGCGCTATCCGTCGCGCCGTGAGATGCGCGGATCTGCGTCACCTTGCCGGCATCTAATTTCGCCAGCCCGTGGCGCTCGCCTCGGGCAGTAGTCCCGTGACGCTGCTTATCGGCATGATTGGCGAGCGTAGTTTTCCAGGTTAGATTGGCTAGCCGGTCGTCGTTCTTCACGCCATTGTCATGTGCCGCCTCATGTCCCGACGGGCACGGGCCGCGAAATGTTAAGAGCACTATGCGGGACATTCTCAACGTCTTGCGTGCACCGCTGCTGTCGTAGAGAGTAACACGAGAGTAGCCGCTGTCGGTGCGGCCGATAGACATCTTACCTCGCGGACCGAACATCTCGCCACGTCCGTTGACGTAGTATGCCGGGAACCCTGGTATCTGTTTCATGATGCCAGCTGCCAGGCGGCGTGGACCCGCAGCGACTCGTACCGCAGCCGGCCCGGCTCAAACCGCACCCAGCCATTATCCATCGGCCTGCCATCACGCAGCGCGATGCAGTGCCCGGTAGAGGCTCCGCGGCCGGTAGCTACAACGACCCAGGTACCTGGCCGGCGCCGGAAGCTGTGGAATACGCGCGGGCGCCTGAAAACTTTCCGCTGCGTGACGCCAGGCAGTAATCTATCGAAGACGTCCCGGGTAACCGCGTTCGGCCGGCCGCCGGCCGCGAAGATCCGATCACACGCGGCGTCGAATGATTCGTTGAAGAGCTGCGACAGCGCCATCGGCGCGCAGGCGTTAGAGTGGATGTAGGGCTTACTCATAGCTCACCAGCGCGAGCAGGAGGAGCGCGAGACCGAACACGATGATCTGCAGCGTCGCGAGAAAGAACTTCGCCACCGCCTCACCCTCTTCGCCGAACGGGTTGTCATCACCCATCTCAGCCTCCTATCAGATCGAAGTTTTCAGGTTTAGGTTCAGATCGTTCCAGCAAATTTAGCAGCATGTTGCGGAAGTTGTCAATCTCGACCGCGTGGAACGGAGGCGGCGGGTACTGGATCATGCGATGGTCCAGCGCCGCCAGCACGAACTCCATCGCCGGCCGCGACAGGTCGATGGTCAGCTCTTTCTGCGTCAAGATGGTGAAGGTTGGCGCGCTCATACTGGCGTCCTATCAGTGGCGTTGGACACAGCGAACGCCAGCGCTACAAGACAACCGTTGAACTGCGACATATAGACTCGTAGCACTTCGTTGGCGGCTGCTACAAGGCGCTCGCTCTTATGCCTCTCATCGGACAGGAGCCGCATTAGCGCTAGGCTGCTCTTGCGCTCTTCCTGTAGATCTATCAGGCGTACCAACTCAGTGGGCGGAAGCTTATGACCATCGTCGCACTCCAAGCCGTGGACGATCCAGCTATTAGATTCTGTCATGGCTTGATCCCCGCAGCTTCGAATTGAGTGTATGTCACTAACAGGTGGTTTAAGCAACGTGCCAGCTCCACATCGGCTAAGTAAAACTGTCCGCTTAGTTGACCTGTAGCGTTGTCCAGAATCTGCCCAATACGAAGATTCGGATAACGATCGACCAATAGGCCGAGCGTCTCCACCGTCGTCTTACGGAGCGCGAGACTATCCATGATCGGCTCCGGCATCATCATGTGTCGGAATTGCTTGTCCTAGCCATTCTCGCAGCCTGATAGCGTCTGAAATGCTGACGGAAGTGCAATCGAACTCGAACACAATCACCTCTGGGTTCCTGCTGTCAACATAGGCCATGCTCTCGCCGTCGCTAATATGGAACGTTGGTACATTGCGGAACTTCATTTGCCCGCTTCTCCGCTGGACTGTGAGTCGTGCTGCTCGTGGTAGTACCGGTGCCGCGAACGCACCAGCTCTTGATGGAACCCGTGCTGCCGCCGCAGCCCGTGCCCAAGGTTCCTTAGCACCGCGAGCTGGTCCTGCTTATCCAGGCGACGCGCGCGGCGCTTCGCTTGGTTGACGCCGATATTCAGCGGCTTGCCGCCTTTATTACTGACGTAGATGTATCGCATTTACTTTCCTTTCGGTGGTGAAGGGGTCAGGACCAGCTCCGTCTTCGCGCGCGCGTCGCGGCAACGTACTGGAGGTTCACTTCCTGCTGCTTCTGCCACGGCTGACGCGCCCACTTACTCACGTAGTAACGTCTCGGCGAGGAAGGCGAAGATCTTGTTCTGGTAGGCTGAAAATTCCATGTCGGCTCCGAAGGTTCTAGGTACGTGCGGCCAGTATACAGGAAACAGGCCTGGATGCAACTCCCGGCTCTATTTGACAATAATCAATCCAGCTGCGCCTCGGTCGCCCGCTGCCTGGCCTCTGCTTCCTTGATCGACTTCTCGATCTTCGCCTTCAGCGCCGCCTCATACTCTTCTAGCCGGGTGATGATCAGCTCCGCCGCGTGCTTCAGATCCACCTCACCGCTCACGTTGATGAAGAACGGATTCGGGTGATTGTTCACGCTCGATCCTGGGCCGCACGATGTCTGCAGCGATTGCTTGATTGCGCTCACTACCGTCATGATCTTTGCGTCTATCGACATAGTTGATCTCCTGCTTCCTTCGTTAATACTTTTCGTTCAGACAAAGTGAAATGGTACTCGCTAGCGACGCTACCCGATCTGAAAGTTACGCTATCCACTTTATCTGCCTTACCGCCTACTGTACGGCGGTCTAAATATTCCTGCATAGCTTGCACTACGGTAGAAGTGTTGGCTACAAGCGTGTTACTTCCTCTCATATTCATATTCCTGCCCTCACTTGTTGTGCAATCTCTATCTTGCGCGCCTCAGTGTTCTTCACCGCCTCGCGCACTTCCTGATCCTCGATGCCCATGCGCGTGTCGCGCTTGCCGGCGGGCATGAAGCCCTCGAACCACATGCAGCGCCAGCACGGCGGGCAGTCCTTCCCGGCCGGGGGCGCGAAGTCCAGCTGCGCTATCTCGATGTCGATGCTTGAGCGCTCGTGCTGCGATGGGTCCAGCTCGTCTGGGTTCACGCGCTGAGGCGTTACCCCGCTCCGTATCGCTACCCGCACCTCGTCATCTGGCAGCAGCCGTCGCAGCTGCTTGATACGTCGGTGCGCGTTGTCGACTACGTACTGGTTGTACCCTAGCCGCACCATCTCGCGGCGCGTGAAGCCCTGCATCGTCAGCGACGCTATCTCCCGGTCTACTGGCGTCAGGCCGCCGACCAGTGCGCTGGCAGCTGACTCAGCCGCGGCGATGTTGTGTGTATCGTCGCCACCCACCAGCGTGCTGATGGATTGCTCAGATGTCAGCAGCTCCTCACGCGTCAGATTCTTGTATGCGTCTCGAACTGCGTTCATGAACCATGTCTCCAGCGTTGTCGTCAAACTATACTTGTCCCGATTCTCCCAGCACCATAAGAGCGCTGCAGATATCACGTCGTTACGGTCCGCCTTCTGCAGCCCCCGCGCGTGAAGAAACTTGTTGGATGTCTTGCCGGCAGCGCGCGCCAGCTGCATCGTGAAGATCTCTTCTGCTCTATCCACTTGTTAGATCTCCGTTGGTGCGTTGTAGTCTCCACCTCACACCGTGCATGCTATGCCCATCGTGCACAAGCTTCAAGCTGTTTCCGATCTTATCTTTCGAGGCCCGGAGCCAGTAGCCGACCTTGATAGGGTTGTTCGGCTCCATGCATCCCATCTGCATCAGCGCATCGCTCAGCTCGTTCTTCTCGTCCGACAAGCTTCCAACCACGCGCGCCATATCGCCGGCCGTGAAGGTGCGCTCACCGAAGTTCGCCGCGAGCCTCTCGAAGATGGGCCCGACGTTCTGGTTCTCGTCGTCCGTCTCGTTCAGCTGCGTGATCACAGGGTCCGCGAGCCCGAGCCATATCAGCGGGTCACGCGCGAGACGTGACCAGTCCTCGAAGCTAGGTAGCGTGACCGGCATCTGCACGCTCCCGGCGGTGCGCAGGTACGCCTTGATGATAGTGAGCGCATCCACCAGCATCTGCCCGCGCCGCTCCATGACGTGCCGGCGCGGGTTCGCGATCTTGAAGACCCGCTCGCGTAGGTGCTCAGTGTTCGCGTCAAGCCTGATCACGAGGCTCCGCCGCGCGAGCGCGGAGACCGGCGTCAGATTATTGCCTGAAGCCACTAGAACCGTTTTATTGGCTATACCCGTAGTTGTGCTCTCGCCCAGCTTCCGGTCCTTCCAGACCGCGCTCGTTAGGAACGCTTCGAGCACGGAGGAGCGCACCTTCACACCGTCCGGCACGTTGTCGAACCAGATGGAGCGGTCCCCTGCCATCAGGCACGCGTAGAGGGACTTGCGCAGCTCGTCCTCGTCGGGGACCCAGGGCCGCAGCGCGGGCTCCGTCCCGTGCACGATCCGTGCGGCCATCTCCTGTAGGGTGCTCTTGCCGGTCCCGGCCATCGGCGCATCGTAGAAATACATCGGGCACCGCTCCATCGCGAGCCGCGCGGCCTCGGCGAGGATGTGCGACAAGAACGCACTCTCGGAAGCCTCTTCTTTCCAGGGGAACTCGTTGAAGGGTGCGCGGATCCGCGCGAGCGCGGCCAGCGCCTCGTTGCGGGTTGGCTGCTCAGGGATCGGCGGGTAGCTTATCGACGGTACGTAGAGCGCGCGGCTGACCGGATCGTAGCCCGGCACATCGCATATGCTGCCGTCGGCGCGTAGGAACGGCGCCCGAGCGATAGCGTCGAGCGGCCGTAGCATGCTCCAGCTGCCACGATCCAGGAGCGGGTTGATGTGTTCGGCGCTCGGCGTTACTGAGCGCCACTCACCCTGCTTCGCTATATATTTTTGGAAATCGCACAGCTCACCGAACCGTATGCTGGCCCAGCCGCTGGTGGCGGGTACCAGCATGATGGCGTCAGCGCTGCGCTCTATGGCGGCGTCGCTGTGCGCCTCGCTGGTGCGTACCAGGTGGCTGCCCTGCGTGTACACGTACGGCTGTAGGATCTCCTCCAGCTGCCTCACGATGTTGGAGAACTCACCGCCGCTCAGCTGTATCGGTATACGGCCGCCAGGCGTGATCTCGGGCGGTAGGACATCTACCAGGTCAGAATTCGCCGCCGGGGGCGAGCTGTGGTCAGCTACAGGCGGGAAGTCGGCTGGCGAGGCGACTCTGAGCATCCCGCGCTGGCGGGCCATGTTGAATATGTGGCGGTAGTCGGTGCGCGGCGTCTGCGTATGGTGAGAGTCCCACCACTGCTCCGCGGCCCCTGGCTCGTACCCTATAGCCTTGCGGCTAAAGTCCAGCCACAGCTGGCGCGCTGGGCGTGAGAACTGTAGAGACAGAAGCGCGTAGCCCACCTCGGACCACGTATCGTTGTCGGAGACTTTGTCGAGTAGGGACCGTAGGCTGGTGAGTAGCAGCTGCCAATCTTCTTCGGTGATAGTTTTCATCACCTCCGTCATCGCGTCCGTCCCTACCTTCTCCAGCGCAGCTGAGTTCACGATAGTCGGCGCGCTCTTCGCATATTTTGTAGTCAGTGTCGACCATATCGAATCCAGCTGAGCCAGCGTTATCGTCGGAATGGTTGAAGGCAGCTCGGGCAGCCATCGGTAGCGCGAGCCAGACGAGTGCGTACCACACGCAACGAACTGCTGCCCGTCGGCGAGCAGTTCGATGGCGGGGCCGCGCGGTTGCTCGTCCAGTTTGATCTTTCTCTTTTTGCATGTCTCCTCCATCCGAAACATTAGTAGCTGCTTCGAGCTATTCTGTCGCGAGCGCTCAGGGAGCTGAAGCGCGAACCCCTCATCTATAATCTGATGCACCTCGTAAGCAAGCGCGTCTTCAATGTCGATGTCGAACGCATAGATGCCGCTTATAGGACCGGTTCTCACGCACATATTCAGGCGCCGATCACTGGACCAATACTTCACCTCCGCCGGGTCGATGTCGCGATTCTGCCAATCCTTCAGGCCGTGCGCTTCGCCGCGCCCGTTGAACATTGAGGGGATCTTGCCCACCTTGCCAGCGAGCGCGCTGCCTTCAAGCACCTTGACGTCGAGTGATGCCGGCACGCACGGCAGAAGATTCGCGCCCAAGCCCAGCACGAAATCGAAGTGACTCCAATCGTCCGGCGTCGCGCCCAGGCTCACGTTTTCTGTTCCAGCAGCTGGGTGGCGGCGAGCACCACATCTCCGTCATCGATGAGAGCTATACACATAGCTGTCGTCTTGTCCTTGAACTCTTCGCATATAACGATGCGGCCGTCGCCGAACGGATGCACCGGGGCCTTGCGGTACGTCCACCCCTTCTTGGTCTTCAGCACCACATCGACCTGGATAGTTTCCTGGTTGGTGATGCGCTCGGTTCCTGCCTGTACGTTGTTGACAACGGTGGCGAGCAGCGGAGGTATCAATACCAGCGCGGCGGCGAAGAGTAGTTTCATAGAAGGCTCCTAATTAGATCCGCGGGCGGGTAGCCTTCGACGGAGTCACGCAAGCGACTCCTCCAGCTACCCACCCACCCACTTCCGCCAGCTTAACCGTTCTCTCCACCTTGATGTAGTTGCCGACGCGCGTCGCTCGCTCATACATCGCTTCTGTCCGTCGTCCATTGATGAACATGAAGTCTTTCGGATTTACCTTGAACTTAGCGATATAGGTGTGACCCCAGAACTCCGCCTCAATCTTAGCCTGCGCCTTGCTGAGAAAAAAGTGAAGGCCGTGTAAGCCGGCTCCGTCAAGAGTTGACGGACCCTTTGAGCGCTCTACCAGCTTACCCTTAGGGTAGCTGGCGCCACGATACAGAGATACTATTAGCCTCGACGAACCTGTTCCGGCGGTATTACCGCGGTCGAACACCTTCCACACGACCCGCTTGTTCAGCTTCTTCACTGTTGGATCAATCTGCAGACACATGAAACGCTCCTCACTTTAAGTTGATTTATCCGCCGACCAGGTCCCGGTTGACGTGTGAGCATGAGGCGACGGCGGCGGCGCGGCGCTCGTCGAACTCTTTCTGGTGCTGCTCGCACAGGTGGGCGATCTCTCGTCCCTGCTTGTCTACGACGTGCTTGCAGCACGGTGTGATGGCGCGCTCGCTCATGACTTCGGCGCCGGGTACGGATAGTTCTCTGCCTGAACTAGCGCGTCATTTACGCTTGATTTTAAACGATACTGCAAATAGACCTGCAGCTGCGACAGCGACAGCTTAGCCAACCGCGCGCCTATATTGTGCTGATGGTCGTAATTATCAGGGACGCGAAAATTCTCAGGCCATCGTTTCATGGCGTACGCCAGCGTGAAGAAGTTCGGTTCCGTGCTCAGCTCATCGCCGTAGCGCGGGCTCTCGTCCAGCTCGACGCTCGGGCCGTTGCTGTGCACGTTGTTGACGCCCAGGAACCCAAGCAGCTCGTACCGCGTATATGTTGGGTCGGTGCCTCGATCTTCCTCGCTCCTGATCTGTGCCAGCGCATCGTCGATGGTGCCGCTATACCCGTCCGGGCGCGCGTCGAATATGTTGTAGCTGGTGGTGCGGATATCGGTCTGTGCTTTGCTCATTTTCAGCTCCTAAGTTTCGGGTTTTGTTGACTCACTGGGGGAGTGTACATGTTGGATGCGTGTAGGTCAACTTTGGCATCAGACTGTGTCGCGACCCACGCGCCATCGCAAAAGGCAGTCCCGAACTCACTGGCGATTCGAGCGGCACTCTTCCATCGCAGACTTCTGAACAGGCTTCGTGTGCCTGTTCCCGCGTGACATGCCAGCTGGCGCGCGTATTTTTCGGCCAACTCAGTCAGCTCACTCATGATATTTTCTCGCCTCCTCGATACATGAACCCGGCCGGCGACCCGCACGCCGGACACTTACAGAACGCCGCGCGTATCGGCGCGTCGATAGCGCCTTGCCATCCGCATAGATCTTCCAGGCAGATGGCGAACCCTCGCACTATGTGGCCGTCGCTCATCGCTCCTGCCCGTACAGCACCGCGACCTTGTGGCGCATCAGCGCGTAGTAGTCCTTGCACTCCATCCCGTGGCACAGGCTCAGATACGCAAGCTTCTTCATTTAGTAATCCTTCGCCTCTTGCTCGGTGAGGAAGAAGTGTATACCACCTGAGCACTCTACGCGAGGGTCTGGATCGAATTGATCCGCCACCACCTTCAATTTGGGCGCGTACTTTGTCACACCATCGTGTTTTGAGACTCCAGTACCTGAGATAACGGTTACGTACGCGGCGCGACACTTTCGCGATCCGTACGCATTCACTCGTGCAGCTGCTTGTGGTATGCGAACCTTTGCGATGTTGCCGTTAGCTAGCTTCTTATAGCCAATGAGCACACCTTTAGCGACTATTACGAACGTCTCTAAAAATTTGGCGCCCTGCAAGTTGGCGCCCTGCAAGTTGGCGCCCTGCAAGTTGGCGCCCCGCAAGTTGGCGCCCTGCAAGTTGGTGCCCCGCAAGTTGGCGCCCCACAAGTTGGCGTCCTGCAAGTTGGCGCCCCGCAAGTCGGCGTCCTGCAAGTTGGCGCCCCACAAGTCGGCGCCCCGCAAGTTGGCGCCCCACAAGTCGGCGCCCCGCAAGTTGGCGCCCCGCAAGTTGGCGCCCCACAAGTTGGCGCCCTGCAAGTTGGCGCCCTGCAAGTTGGCGTCCTGCAAGTTGGCGTCCTGCAAGTTGGCGTCCTGCAAGTTGGCGCCCCGCAAGTTGGCTATCTCTTTCTCTGACCCATCTAAGAATTTAACTTTCATCTCTGTCTCCAACGCTTTAGGTTTTGGGACGATACGCCGCCAGCATATCATAGTCAACAATCTTTAGCTCGCGCGGTTTATTGAAGTCTACATGCCAGGCGTTAACTGGCTCAATGGTGCTGCGATTCTCGCACGCAGCGAAGCGTATGTGCCCTGCGCGCTGCACAAGATTGATCTTCTGCGGCTTCCTTACTGTTTTAGTAAGGATCTTGCACGCCACGAAACCAAGCGCCAGCCAGATGATAGCGCTCACTGCGCTTTCTCCCACAGGTCGAACGCGTGCCGCCACTGCTCCAGCGTACGCTCGTCTGGCTTGGCGCTGGGCTCATACCTGGTGTGCTCAGCGTGGAACTGCGAGAGCTCGGCCGTGACGAACTCCAGCGCGGTCATGGTGATCATATGCCGAGCCTTACAGATAGGTCAGGAAGCTGCTCGTGCAGCACGTTACTGATACGCTCCAGAAGCTCGACGTTGGTCATGGCGTTCAGCTGCTCGTCGACGTATCTTTCCCAGTTGGAGGACTGCTCAACCAGCGAGGTGGCGAAGCCTATCTCATCAGGGCCTTCGTCCAGGATCTGATCGCGCACGAGTTGGTTGAGTGTGGTGCTCATGACGCGGCCTCTAAGTGCGCGATCTCGCGCTTGAGCTGGTTGATGACTTTGCCGTTGCTGCTGGTGTGGCGGCCCTTGGCTTTGTCTGCCTCGCGGCTCGCCAGGTGCGCCTTCAGCTGGGCTACGTGCGCCGGGATCTGTTCAGCGGTAAGGCTGTTGAAGATCGATGAGGGGGTGTAGAGGGTCATCTTCGGCTCCGGTGTTCTGGTACAAGTCCAGAGTAATCGATATCTATCAGTCAATGCAACAACTTTTTTTGCTGCCACGCAATAAGACGCTCCTGGTGTGTTCTATCCTGCGTCGCACCAATCCATTTTCCGTGCTGTCCTGTGCGCCTGATTTCAACGCAGGGGTGCCCGGCCGATGCCTGGCACGTAGGGCAGGGAACTGAGCGGATCTCGGGCCTGGTGGGCTGCCTACGGCTCATGCGGAGAGCCACGCTCGCGCAGTCTGTAGCGCTCTACGTATCTGCCTGTCGCTCATATCGTCCAGCGACAGGCACAGGTCCAGCCCCGCCTGCCTCGCCTCAGTGAGCAGCGCGCGCCTTGCCTTGGCGTCACCGATGGCTATCCTGATAGCTTCCGCGCGCCTGCGCTGCTTCCAGTCCCTCTGGTACGCCTTGAAGCGGCGCCGTTTCTCTGTCGCTCGGTCTGTCGGGTCGCTCGGTAGCGGTACGTGCTTGCCCATCTCTTGCTCCTGTTGGTGGGGTATACTCTTCAGAGTATCACAGCTAGAGCCTGGCCGCTAGCCGTCGGAGCGTTACGATCCTAAGGTGATACTATCCCCCAGACGCGGGAAGAGAGACTTATCCACAGCCTGTGTATAAGTGCACGCGCCCGTGTATGGACGAAAGTATCACCTTAGCACCACCATGCGCCTCTGCTATGTGCCCCACATCACCTGGCCGTCGGGCTACCCATCACTGCCTCGCATCACTGGCCGTCGGGACCACGGACTGCCCCTAACTCGCGATCATGCTGCACTGCGGTCAAAGTTCATGCCCGTTATGAACGATCAGTGTCTGATTCGTTCAGTTCGTTCAATGCTGCGCTGCGTGATCTCACGTTCGTGACCACGATACGACCGTTTCGTGGTCAAAGCGGAGGCCCGGCTGCCTGGTTGCTCGGTCTGTCATAATGCGGCGCCAGGTCGACCGGGTCCGCAGCAAGGCATAGAACCTCAAAACCCCCTAGCGATCCCGCGGTAACGGTAACGTCCGCATCGTCGCGGCGAGGGTGAAAACAGTTTAGACCCCAGCGGCACGTAGTAAGGATCGTCATCATCGTCATATGGGCGAGGGATGAGAATCTGGTTATTCGTTCACCCGCCATCGTCATGATCGTCATATTAAAAAAGTTCTGCCAAAAGTACCGCGTTTGCCCTAACAAGGGTGGAGGGGAGATTCACTCCCCGGTGAGAAACGAAATGACAGATCAGCTTGTCTATGACAAAGAACATCGAACCATCGTTGCGGTAGCCGAGCCGAAGATCTTCGTCCGCCCGCTCGATGCGACGCGGCCGCTCGCTACGCCCGCGGCGATGTACACCCGGGAGAATCTGACCGCGCTCTTCAAGTGCAGTCACGGCGAGCTGGGTCGGCTCCTCGCTAGAAAGATGGCGCCGCTGCCCGTCCGTATCGATGGGCAGATCCTATGGCACATCGACGAGGTGCAGAACGCGACCGCGACGGTGCAGCGCACCCTCGAACGTTGGAAGCAGCGGCGATGAGTGATAAAACTCAAACGCTGACTCCCGCCCAGCAGCGCGATATCATCAAGGCGGACCTGGTCGGAAAATTTCAGCGCGAGGACTGGCACGGCGTGATGGACTGCGCCGCCGACCTCCGAGAGCACGACGCGTACTACCGCGGGCTGGAGAAGCGTAAATGAGCGACAACTCAGTTGTGACGCGCACCCTCTGGCAGGTGCTCGATGCGGAGTGGATCGACACGGACCCGACCTTTGACACGCTCGCGATGAACTTGCGCGCGAACGGAAAAGATTTTGCTGTCGCCGTCTCAGGACCTAAGGGCATGACGTCGGTAGACTTCATACCGGCGGTGCGCGCCGCGGCGGCCGCGATGCTGAATGCGGTCGGCGGCGACGTGAAGGATGTTGGCGCTGAGGTGATCGACCAGTTCTATACAGGAGATCAGCGTGCCAGCTAAAAACAAAAAGAAGGTCAACACGCGCTGGCGCGCTGGGGCCGCCCGGTACGACGCGAAGACGCAGGCGAGCATCGACAAGAACTACCACGAGCCGTTCGGTTGGTACCACGGCGCACGAGTGAGGAGACGCGGATGAGTGTATTCAATTTCCTGCGTGGCGTAAGCACCGCAACGTATCGGGTTGCTGTTGTGCTGACGCTGCTGCTTATCGCGTCCGAGCTGGCGACGGCGAACAAGTATGTTTTCGCCATCGGCGCGATGATTTTCAAAGTAGTCGGCGGCCCCACGTCGTGAGCGGGTACGTCTTCAACGTGCTGATCACGTTCGACTGCTTCGTGAGCGCGGTCTTCGGCGGCCAGCCCGGCGAGTCGCTGTCCGGACGCGCCGGATCCGCGCTCCTCGAAGGTAAGGTGCGCGGCAAGATATTAGCGCCAATCATCGACGTGCTCATGCACCTGGTCGGAGAGTTTCCAACGTGGCGCGGGCACTGCGTGGCGGCGATTGATGGTGACAAGGCGCGAGCGAAGGCTGTCATCGTGCAGCGCGTATGAGGTCGCCATGCTGACTGTAGAGATTCGTGTCAACGGCAGTATTGTCAGCGCGCTGGATGCAGTCAATATAGGCGGCATCGGTGAATGCCAGTACAGATACCGAGTTGTGCGGTTCCCTGTTGAGCATAAGCAGCCGCTACGCACAGCGAGCGGCACGATATCTCACAAGCGTGAGGACGGGATTGAGGTCCTGGTGACAAAGATTTTGACGGCGGCAGTCGTATGAACGGGCGCCTTAAGATTCAGGTGTGGAGCGAGCGCCTACAGCAGTGGAAGACAGCATACTGCCTGATCACGATGCTGCACGAGAACTTGATTCTGATGAAGGCGTTCAGGTTCAAGGTCCGCGTAGGGAGTGAGTGCAAATGAAGTTCATCGGCCGACTGTTTCTTTGTGGTCTGATGGCGTTCGCGCTCCTGCGCGTTGCGGCCGCTGGCCCGTCGTCAGCGACAACCGCCCGGCTAGATATCGACGGCGCAACGTGCTCGGGCACTATCGTCGCACCGAGCGTGATACTCTCCGCGGCACACTGTTTCGAGGATGCTGACGTAGACCCTATCGATAAGTTTTTCGGTCACGTAGTACCTACACCGCCGCCTACCTCGATGCTGGTGGACGGCTACAAAGTATTCATTGAATCAATCGTCTTCGACGATGCCGACCACGCGCTGGTGAAGGTCATCTTCATATTCAAAGATCACGCGCAGCTCGGTAAGATGCCAGAGGTAGGTGCTAAGGTTCACTACTGGGGTAACCCGGCTAAAGTTAACGACGTCTACCGCGAAGGATACGTCACTAGCTATCACCATTCAGAGATGCTGATGGACGTCAACGGGTTCTTTGGTGACAGCGGCGCAGGAATATTCGACGAGTCCGGCAAGGTGGTAGGGGTAATGAGCTATATCAGCCCGCACCGGCACGACGGGCTGGTCTTTCGTTTGATGGGCGCGTACCCGCTAGAGTTTACGGCGCTACAGTACAGCATGATGGGCGTGACCGCGCCGTGAGCGCTGTAATGACCGACAAATTTCTCGCAGCGTACGAGCGCAGGGCGCTGAACGGAGCCCGCGCGCATGCGATGTCTCGCAACTCGAATTTTTCCGCCGAGGTCTGGTTCATATACCTGATGCTCTTGGCGGACAGAACTAGGTCGTAAGACCATCCGTAACCAGTCGGACGCCTGGGCCTCGATAGCGGTCCACCAATTTGATGGGTGGTGAGATACCCGATGCACAGTGACTATAACAGCAGAGGAATTCTCACATGGTTGATGTAGTGTCAGCGGCGAAAGCCGACGTCTCGGCAGCTAAAGCCGAAGTTGTGACGGTCAAGTCGAAGATCAGGGCTTGGATCGCAGCGCACGTACCGCACGCCATCTCAGCGGCTGCCGGCTTCGCTGTGAGCCACTTCAGTGTGATCTCGTACCTGGTGCACAAGCTGTGACCTGGGGCAACAACGGTGCCGGCCCGACCGGCGTACAACCCTTCGCTCCAGGCGTAATCGGCCAGCCCCCTGGGCAGGGCGGAGCCACGCTCCCGGCGTTCTACAACGCGGGCTTCGAGTCTCTGATGGCCGCGGTCTCCCGCGGCGAGATATCGCTCAATCAGGTCTACGCGGTGGCGGGGCTTGGAGGTGTCGGCAACGCGAACGGTAACCCGACCCTGATGCAAGCCATCAGCCAGGGCGTGCCGCAGAACGCGACGAACGGTATCGGCGTAGTGTCCGGCCCGGGAGTTGGTGCCGGCAACGGCGGCGCGGCGGCCGCACAAATTTCTGGCACGGGCGGGCTCGGGTCCGCGGTGTCTGTTGGCTCGGGTAACTCCTCGACCAACTTCGGCGGCTCACAGCTCGCCGACCCCAAGCAGGTGGCGAACGCTCCGGCGGTCGCGCTCGCTTCTCCGATCCAGTACGGCGGCGCATAATGACAATTTACGGACCCAACGGCGGCGTAGTAGTCGGGCAGCCGATCTCCCCCTTCTTCGGCGCACAGAACGGCGCGAACGCCGCGGCACCGATAATTCAGCAGCCAACGCAGGCGCCGGTTACCGGCGGGATGCAGGCGACCGGCGTACAGATGTCGGTCCTTGAGGCATGCTCTCGCGGCATCATCCCGCGCAACGCTCAGCTATCCACCGTCGCCGGCCAGTCCGTCAGCGCCGGCATCAGCGCCTCGCAAGGCGACAGCATGACGCTGGACGAGGCGATGTCGTCCGGTAACGGTGCGCAGGTCAGCCTGGGCGCCGCGGTGCCGCCGAACGCCGGCAACACGAGCTCCGTCACTACGGCCGGCATCAACAACCAGGTATTCGTCGACGGTATCGCGAACGCGAACGACGGGCTCTCGACCGGGCCGACCCCGTTCAACAACGAGTCAGCGGTTAGCGCCCCGACCCCCGCCTCGACAACGACCGCAAACGTTACGCTACTTGCGGGAGCCTTTCAAGGATGACCATCTACGGCACACCGAGCGGTACCCCGCTCAACTACACCGGATTCCAGGGCACACAGCCCGGGAACCCCGTGCAAGCTACGCTCTCGCCGGTAATCCCCGGCGTCGGGCTCTTCCCTCCAAACTCGAACAACGCGAGCGGCGACAGCCTGCTCGCGTCCGCCTCGCGCGCAACGCTCCCGCTGAACGCGCAAGGGTCCGGGTACGGCGCGACCTCGCAGGCTGGCGCCGGCCCCGGCGCGTCCGGTGGGCGCACGGTGGCGGAGGCTCTGTCCATCGGTGACCGGAACGGTTCCGGCACACAGGCGGGCGTAGACAGCTTGAACAGTGACCTGAACGGCGGCAACAGCCTAGGTGCCGGAGGAGCGAACCAGACGGAGGGGCCAACCTCTGGCGAGGCGAGCCAGGCATCGACGCAGCAGCCGATGAACACGTTCACGCTGCAGGCTCCGGCTACGGTCTACGGGGGCTAAGCCATGACGAATTTTCAAGCTTCACTCGCCGAGTACGAGACAAATTCCGGGTTCCCTGGCGCGGCCCCGGTACCCGGCGCCGGTAACCTGATGACAGGGAACCCGCAGGTGCCGAGCAACCTCCCGGACCAGAACCTGCCAGGCAACCAGAACACGGGCGCGCAGCTACTTGCCACACAGCTCTCGAACGGAAACATCTCGGCCAACTCTGTGCCGACGAATGTGCTCAGCGCTCCCGGTACCGACTCGCTGCTCGCGCAGATGTCGCGCGGTCAGGTGATATTGAAAGATTCAACTTACGGGATGGCGCAGTTCACTCCCGGCAACGCGGCCCCCGCGCCCGGCGCGCCGACGACGCAGCCGGTAACGGCCGGGGTCGCGAGCGCGGCGAGCGGGCTTACGTATCCTGCTCCAGGCTCGCAGAACTACACAGGCAACTGATGGCTGGCCGAGCGTCTGGGGGACAGCAGCTCACACCGAACCAGAACGTGTTCGCGCTCGTGCAGATGGGTGGCGACACCTGGGGCGCGAACGGTGGCGGCGCGGTTGCGGTAGGTGGCGGAGCTACGGACCAGACCGGATACGTCAAGCCGATAGCGATCACGCCATCGGACTGTGAGACGCAGACGAACTATATACCGAGCATGCTGAGCGCGGTGCCGCGCACAGTGATCGGATTGGAAAGCAACGCCGCGCTCTCGGGACAGACACCGGACAGCGCGCTAGCAGCCGGCGGCAGCAACGCCGGCTAGATTTTTTCATGTAGGCACTAGCCTACTGCTTATCCGCCAACGGCGGCGACGATGTTGATACGAGGAATTTTTCATGACAGCATTGGGCGTCTTTCGAGACGATTTTTATAACGCTGCGGCCGCGCTTACGGAAGCTCAATATACCGCCACCGCGCAAGCCTCCGGCACGTTGGCAGCGTCCGCCATCGCTGGCGCTCGCGAGTGTTTCGTTCTGTCCAGCGGCGCTACCGCGCTGACGACTGACTCCGCGATCAACATCATCGCGCAGGTTCAGAACGCGGTTGCTACCGCGTACAAGCAGGGTCTTGGAGCGTTCGCGGCCGGCGTCAACCCGCCGCCCGGCGTCCCGAACCTATTCAACGTTACCTGGACTCTTACGATTGTGAATACGAACGCGGGCACGCTGACCTTGTCGGCCGGCGCGGGCGTAACGCTCTCGGGCACGACCACGGTTACGACAGCGTCTATGCGTGAGTACCTGGTCACGATCACTTCCCCGACTACGGTCACCATCCAAGGAATGTTCTCCAGCGGTGCCGCTGGCGCATTCGTCGCTTAATTTTTAATCAAGAGGAATTTTCACATGGCAAAAGCAGAACGCGCCAACATGAAGGGCGAAGAGTATTTGAAGGGCCGCAAGGCCGGCGTCGAGAAGACCTACGGCGAAAGCCGCGGCAGCAAGGGCGCTGAGAAGACCATTCTCCCGCACTCCGACGTCAACGACGGCGGCGGTGAGTCAGAGCTAACCCGCGCCGCGCGCAGCATCTACCAAGACGCTGTGCACAACCGTGGCGACAAAGACGGCGACAAAGCGCTCACCGAGCGCTAGGTGCCGAGCAAGTCCCCGGCCCAAGCTAGACTGATGCGAGCTGCCGCCCATGGCTGGAAAAAGCCAGGGGGCGGCGGCCCGTCGGTCGCTGTGGGTAAAGAGTTCATGCACGCCGACGAGCGCAAGAAAGCGCATAAGTCTAAAGAAGGTCGCGCTGACCACAAGCGTGAGATGAACGACTGGGCAGAAGGAAAACGAAAGTGAGCATTGATACAACTTTCCACCCTATAACGCAGACTGTAGTTATCGGTGCCGCCGCCCTCCAGGTGGCGACGGACACACAGCTGGATAACACTACGTTTCGCGTACGCTGCCTCTCAGCGACATCTGTCTACCTGACCTGGGGTAATAGCTCCAGCATCACGTCTAAGACACCAGTCGCAGGCACCAACGCGTTCAACACGCTAGGTATGATAGGTGTCGGCGCCGTGATGTATATCGAAGTTCCATCCAATTCGTTCTTCATCGCCAGCGCTGCCGCAGCGTTTGAAATCACTGGTGGGAAAGGAGGCGTCGGTGGCTGAGATCGCACCCATGCTCGGCGCCATCTTCGGCGTGAGCAAGACCCCAAAGGGTCAGGACAAGAAGCGCGCCAAGAAATCGAAGGGCGAGAGGTCCGTCACGGAGCCTGTGCAACAGCACGGCGAGCTGGCATCATACAAGGCGCCGCCCGCGCCGTCTGATAAGAAGCTCCTGAAAGAGAGCGCGAAGCACACCGCGCGGCGCGCTACTGAGGACTGGGTATCCGGCCACATCAGCACGAAAGAGTGCAACGCCGCGCACGCGCGAGCGAAGCATGTTCTGTCTGGCAAGGCCGTCCGCGAGTTCAAGGGTATGAGCGGAGAGCGCTCGTTCAAGAAGATGCGATGATCATACTCACGCAAATTCGTCTCGGCATCTGCTACTGCTCGATCCGCATGGACCGCTCGTGGCGTTAGACGAGTACGAGGGACTGTAAATGGGGGTCATAGGCAACCGATACCTGCAAGGTTCTCCGATCCTGCCGTACGCCAACGTAAAGGCGTACCCCGGTACGGATCTGTTTATGGATCTGCAGTTCGTCGACCACACGAACACGCCGGTCGTACCGACCTCGATCAGCATCGAGATTGACGACATCACGAACAGTGTGGTGCTCCCGGGCTGCGGCCCGATAGCGCTGAACCCAGTCGGCGCAGTAGGCACGCCAGGGTCGCCGTTCACATACGGCGTGTTCGCTGGGACCATGACGCTGCAGGTGCTCGGCTCCGCGTGGCAGATGACGTTCCCGTATATCGGCTCGCAGCTGTGCCAGGTCGGCATGCAGTTTACGGCCATCGACTCGGTTACGGGTCAGCCGTTCACGTCGAGCTCGGTGGTTGCGATTATCGAGTTGTGCGCGCTCGCGACGGTGAGCGGCCTTCAGTTTTGATTTAATTTCGTAAGGTGAGAGGTACGAAAATGTCGAAGATAGATTTCAGCCAGCGGTTGCTGGACGATCTGATAGCGGTGGAGCTTCTGGATAAGGCTGAGGGAGTGATCAAGCTGCCGGATTGGCAGCGGATCCTACGCGGCGAAGTCGTCGCGGTTGGCCCTGGACGGATGCTCCCGCTCGGCGAGCTTGCTCCTATGGAGTGTCGCGTTGGCGATATCGTCACCTTCGCGGCCACCGCCGGCATGGACACAGAATACGGTATCGGAAAGAAGATTCGGCTGATGCGAGACACTGACGTGGATTGCGTAGCGGTGTCCGCATGATGCTCACAGAAGAGTTGGAAGAGGTCGGCAAGCGCACGCGCGTCCTGCGTGACCGCGTCCTTGTGAAGATTCTTCCATACGTTCACCCGACGCTGGCGACGCCAGGGATTGAAATAAACAAAGGTGTAGTCATTGCGGTCGGCTACGGCCGGCGCCAGCGTCGCAAGGTTGGATTCAAGCAAGAGATCAGCGACGGACCGCCAGTGCTAGGTCCCGGCGGTAAAGTTATGCAGTTCGCGAAGAGCAAGCTCTCTGGCAAGACTCTGTATTTCGAAGACGGACCCGAGACTGGCGCGATCATACCAATGCAAGTGAAGCCTGGCGATGTGGTGGAGTTCAGTTTCCGCAATATCACCATCGTGGACTTCGACCGCTTAGGGTTCCCTGGCATCGGCGACCTAGCGTTCGTCTGGCAGAAGGCGATCTATTCCGTCGACCCGGATGAGTCGCTAAATGATTGCCTACTTTGGCAACAGAGCGCCGGCTACGACCGCAAAGGAAACTTTATGTCTGGGAGCGAGGATTGGCACCGCGCATGATCGGATCCGCGCGCAACCCCGGCGACCCAAAGACCGCCTGGGGGAAGTGGCCGAAGATTCGTCCCGAGACTGTCGCGCCGCTGCGTGATGGGCAGCCTGACCTATACAACTACGTTCCTACTCGCTTCGTCTCTAAAGACGAGGCGAAGGCGCGCGGCTGGAGGCTTTTTTGGTCGGGAGATGTATGCGTTACCGGGCACCGTGCCGCGCGCTACATCTCTAACCCCAGCGTCTGCACCGACTGTCAGCGCCTGGAGCGCGGGAAGGTGCCGGTGTACGGTAAGGGCGTGCCGGAGCTTGAGAAGGCGCGCGTACGCGCGTACACGCAGAAGAACACAGCCGCTATAGCCAGGCCGGCGCAGCCAAACGCTGCGGAAAAGAAATTTCTTGAGAAGTACGCGGAGCTGAAAGACTTCACGCTCGCAGCGGAGTCGCTCGGGCGAACGGACTCAGAGTTTTTGGCGATCCTTAGCTGGAACGAGCTGTTCCGCGATTCGGTGAACCGTCTCGAAGAGAGTATGGGAATCGCGCGCACCCAGCAGGTTACGGACGATTTCGATTGGACTGAAGACAAACAACGAGTTTTCCTGATCACATACGCAAATACCGCAGACGTGAAGCAGGCGCTACGCTTCGTTGGTGCCACTAACGTGCAGTTTCATAAAGAATTGACGTCAAATTCGGATTTTCAGAGAGGGTTTGACGATGCGCACCAGATCGCGCGGGCTGTATTCGATCACGCGGCCTCAGCGGCAGCCACGAAAGGCGACTCGCGCATGCTCGGGCGCATCGCCGCGAACCTTTTCCCTGAAAAGTTCGGTGAGAACCTGAAGATGGATCTCAACGTGAAGCAAAACCTAACGTTGGACCAAGCACATGCGCAACTTGCCACGATCCTATCAAGATTTAATCGACAGGGTCTACTCTCCGCTGCCGAAACAGATGACGAGCCTGCTGTCGAAGCAGAATATCGGGTCGTTGAGTCTGGCGGAGACGACGAAGTTGCTCCAGATCCTGAACCAGCGGGCGCTGATACAGGATCAGACCCAAATAGTGACCTGGTTTCAGGATCCGACTGACCACCCGTCATTAAAAAACTGCCCTCTCGGTCGGGCGCACTACCCGAAGCAAATGAAGTTCTTTGCTTCGGAGGCGACAGACGACGAGATCGCGCTATTCGGTGGAAACCGGACAGGAAAGACGCATTGCGGGTGTTTCGCGGACGCTTTGCACCTCACTGGACTCTATCCAGCATGGTGGCCCGGACGAAGGTACGACAGACCCATCGATATGTGGCTGGCGACGGACACCGCGAAGAACACGCGCGACATTTTGCAAGAAAAGATGTGCGGCAAGCCAGGCGTGGAGTCGGCGTACGGCACCGGCATGATCCCGGGCGATCTTTTGGTGCGGCGGACAGTGAAGCACGGTCTCGCCGACGCGTTTGAGTCGGTTTTCGTGCGGCACGTGTCCGGCGGAATCTCTACGCTACAGTTTAAGTCGTACGATCAGGGCCGCGAAGCCTTCCAAGGCACGCGCCAGGATCGTATCCATCTTGACGAAGAGCCGAAGCTTGAGATTTACGCCGAGTGCGGCATGCGCCTCATGAGCACCGTGCCAGGCGAAAAGAACGGCACGCTGGTACTGACAGAGACCCCGCTGCTGGGTGTCTCTGACCTGATGATCACCTTCATGCCAGAGCTATCTCCTGAGCCTGACGCTATGCCGACCGAGCAGTGGGAGCTGGAGGAAGATGAAGACGTCATTGAGGAGTCAACTTGAGCAAGAGCGCGGTATTCCTCGATATGGATGATGTCCCTCACCTCAGCGACTCTGAGAAGAAGAAGATCTTGGCGAGCGTGCCGGCGTGGCAGCTACAGGCTCGTAAGTCAGGTATACCCGGGCACGGTGTCGGCGCGATCTACCCGATCCCCGAGAACGTGATGTCGATACAACCGTTCGATATCCCGGCCCACTGGCCGCGCTCGTATGGGATGGACCCGGGCTGGAACTGCACCGCGGTGGTGTGGTTCGCGTGGGATATTGATAACGGTTTCAAAGATTCGCAGGGCAACCAGCGGTACCCGGCGGTGGCGTACGATGAATACTATCGCGGTCAGGCCGACCCCGCGGTGCACGTCGCCGCGATCAATCGTCGTGGCAAGTGGATACAGGGCGTGATCGACCCGGCCGCGCAGAAGGCGCGTGGCGTAGACGGCGAGCTGTTGATTGATACGTACTGTAACCTCGGGCTGAAGGTAACGAAGGCCGACAACACTGTCGTGACCGGGCTTATACAGACCTGGGACATGCTATCGACGCAGCAGTTGAGAATTTTCAGCACGCTGACGAACTGGTTCAAAGAGGTGCGCCTCTACCGCCGCGACGAGAAGGGGAATATTATCAAGAAGAACGACCACCTCATGGACGCCTCACGCTACAACGTGATGAGCGGCTTCGATGTGGCGAAGGCGCCGCCCGCGAGTGATGGCGGCGTGCCCTGGTTCTCCTGGGCTCCTGAGATGGCTACTCAGGGCGGAGTCTGGAGTGGGTGACTGGGTGAAACCTATCGGCATGATGGAGCACGACTTCCGTCGTCAAGGGGTATTTCTGTTGGTGGATGTGAGCGGCAAGAAGTTGCGTTTCTACGGTTTTAAGAAAGATCACGTTGACCTTAATCGGATGATCGATTCTATGAAAGGGCGATGTGATGAGATGGTGAAATTTTTAATAGAACGCGCACGCGTTCCAAGGGGTGAGACCACATGAGCGTTACATTGAAGCTGGTGCACGAAGAGGGCATCCGCCTGCGACAGCAAGCGGCCCACAAGATCGAGCAAAAAGACCTGACGGGGGCGGTATCGCAGACCGTCGACTGGCGCTTCGTCAAGCGCCCTGATTCGGGAGGCAAGGTCGTCGAGGAGTGTCAGCAGGATGAAGACCCTCGCCGTGTCGACTCGAACGGTCGTAAGATGCAGCTCGGCACCTACACCGTGCACGTCACCGCCGGCATGAACAATCTGGTGATCGAGCGCAAGGGTAAGGTTACTCCGTTCAATTTCAAGAACGGCTCTATCCGTAACCAGGTCCGGGTCCAGTACCAGAAGCTGGTAGACAGCGGACGACAGACAAAGGACAAGAAGCCAGTGCACGAGTGGAAGAATGACGGCGCAGCGCAGTACCTGCCACCCAACACATTCGGTGGCGCCTTCGTCGGCGACGGACAGCGTGCTATCGTGGACGAGATGCCCACATAAATGGCTGGAAATTCAGGTGACAACTGGGATCTGATCGGGGATGTGCCGGGACAGCGCGGCACACTCCCCAATTCTCCTGGCTTCGAGATCGGCGACGAAGAAGGTCTCCTCTCACGTATCCGCAACTTCTACGATGAAGGTGTGGGCGCGTGGGAAGAGAACCGCCGCATGCACTCCGAAGACCTGAACTTTATCTACAATGCGGAGGCGATGGGGCAATGGGATCCAGTAGTATTGCAGAACAGACGCGGCAAGCCCTGCTACACCTTCAACCGGTGCTTACAGCCGGTGAACATGGTCGTGGCCGATATGCGCCAGACGCGCCCTGCTGGAAAGGTTCGTCCTGCCTCCGACGGAGCGAGCGAAGCCGTATCGGATATTTTCGGCGGCCTGTGCCGAGACATCGAGAAGTGTAGCCGAGCGGACCAGATCTACAAAGAGCAGTTCAAGTTCGCGGTAGCTGGCGGCTTCGGTGCGTGGCGCATCATGCCTACCTACATGCAGGACGATGGCGAGGGAGCCTTCGATCAGGTACTGCGCCTTATCAATATCGCTAACCCACAGACGGTGGTGTGGGACCCGCAGTGCGCCGACGCGTGCGCGGGAGACGCCAACCGCTGCATCGTGGCGGAGCGCATCTCCGACGAGATCTATGAGGCGCTGTATCCTGAAGGTAACATGGATAGCCTCAACGTCTCGCGTGACAGCTACGGCTGGTACACAGACAAAGAGGTGCGGATCGCTGAATATTTTGAGCGCGTCCCGCGCGAGAAGTGGATCGCGAAGATGACCGACGGCACCGTGCGCGAGTATGACGCCGACCTGAAGGCGACTGAAGCTCACCTAGAAGATCACGGGCTGACGCATGAGAAGAGCGGCGTTACTCGCGTCGCTACGAACAAGAAGACCGGGAAGCTTATGGTCCGCAAGACCGTGAAGTGGCAGGTCATGTGGGCTAAGATTGACGGCTCAAATGTGCTCGAAGGTCCGTACTACTACGATTGGAAGAGGATCCCTGTCGTACGCTGCCCGGGCCGCTATATCAACATCGAGGGCCGCAAGAAGTTCCAGTCGCTGATCCGCCACTCTAAGGACGCGCAGCGTAGCTACAACTCCCGCGCCTCGGACATGATAGAGCGCAGCGCGCTCCTGCCTAAGGCCCCATACCTAGTCACTGAGGCGATGATCAAGGGATATGAGAACGAGTGGAACCAGGCGAACGTCGCCTCCCGCCCCTACCTACCCTACAACGTCGACAAGAATGCAGAGGGCGGGATGCCCTTCCGCACGCCGCCTCTCGATCTGCCGCAGGGTGCTATGGCGCTCGCGCAGATGTCGATCCAGGACATCCAGGCCACCATTGGCTACTTCGACCCGGCGCTGGGGAACTCGGAAGATATGAACCGGGTCTCGGGGAAGGCGCTAGTGCAACACACGAAGCGCTCTGACCTTGGCAGCTTTGAATTTATTGACGGATTCTCTTCTGCTCTCCAACTCACTTGGGAGATGATGGTAGACATGATACCTCCCACGATGGATACGGAGCGCGTCGTTCGTATCATCGGGCACGATGGCGTAGAGAAGCTGGTAGAGATAAACAAAGAGCACGACCTGACCGGCGACATCATGAACGACCTCTCGAAGGGGTCGTACGACGTTGAGGTCACTATAGGCCCTAGCTTCCAGTCCGCGCGCCAGGAGGCGCTCGACACGCTGATCTCGTTCGCCGAAGCTATGCCACAGTCCGCGCCGGTCATCGGTGACCTGATCGCGAAGAACATCGACTCTCCAGACGCGCAAGAGATGGCGAACCGGCTGCGGATCCCGCTGATACAGCAGGGTATCATCCAGCCTACCGAGAAAGAGAAGGCGGCCGGAGTCGGCGCGCAGAAGAGCCAGCAGCAGCAGATGCAGGAGCAGCAGCAGCAGCTTGAGATGCAGCTGCTGCAGGGTAAGACCACGAAGATGACGGCGGACGCTAAGATAGCGCAGTCGCGCGCACAGGCCAGCCCGATGGAGCAGCAAAAGATCCAGTACGAGACCGCCGGCAAGCACCTGGCGAATATCAAGCTGGCGCACGAGATCGGTGCGGATGCGAAGCAGGCGAACACGGACGCGCAGTCTGCGCAGATGGATCTCGCTGCCAAGCACGTCGGTAACCTGCAGGATATGACGCACGCTGCCCAGCAGCACCAGCAGAGCCAGCAGGTGCAGCAGTCGCAGTCTGAGGCTGATCATCAGCGCGCTCAGCAGCAGCATGAGGCTGACATGCAGCGCGCAGCCGCCGCGCACGAGGCAGAGATGGCACGCATGCAGCAGAAGCACGCGCTGACGTTGAAGCATACGCAGGAGTTGAATGAGCAGAAGGTCGCCGCCGCTAAGGCGATGGCCGCTGCTAAACCGAAGAAGCCCAAGAAGGCTGCTTAGTTTTTGATCTGTGTGAGAACCGCCTCGCGGCAGCGCATGCCGTGTAATAGGAGATCGATATGGGTTTTTCAAGAGAAGATTTAGAGAGATACGAAAAGCAGACGCAGAAGCAGGTTGACGACAAGGTCAACCCGTTCCGCGGTGCTACACCCGCCCGCGCCGCAGACCCGGCCGCAGTAGCTGCGGTCGCCGCGGGACAAAATGTTGATGCCACGCCTGGAGGCAGCGCTGCAGCCGCAGCCCAGGATCCGCTCGTTGACGACAACGCCCCCGTCGTCGATGAGGAAGGAAATCTCGGCGACCAGACCGATTCTGGTGAGGGGACTTCGGACGAAAACGCGGATACGTCCACCGCAAACGTCGATCTCAGCGATGATACGGACCCCAACAAGGACTTGACTGGCGAGGCAGAAGGCGAAGAGGCGCCATCCGCTCGGCCAGCTCCTAAGAAAGGGTCTGCTGAGGAGCGCATAGTAGAGCTGAACGATCTGCTCGAAGGCACAAAGATATTTGGCAAGCACATGCAGAGCCAGCTTAAGGACGCGCTGTCCGAGCTGGAGCGGTTGAAGGGTGGCGGCAAGCCCACCACCGAACAGAGCACCGCAGCAGCTGCTCCTCCTGTTGAGAAAGACGAGCCAATGCCGGACCTAGCCGACGCGGATATCGCCTTCGACAACGACAAGTATCGGGCCAAGATGCAGAAGTGGTCACGAGATCAGGCCAAGATCGCTGCTCGCGAGATCGTTCGCGAGATGACGGGCGCAGATGAAGCGGCAAGGCGCCGCGCGAACGTCGAGAAGAGAATCGAAGAATTTGCGAAGGTGACTCCCGATTACGAAGCGGTCGTGACAAAGAACCAGGTGCTGGCTGCTAATCAGCTGGCGTTTGATGCCGGTGTCGCTGTAGCTCAGTCCGAGTTCACCGCACAGTTGCTGTATAAGTTTGGGAAGGATACCGCTCTCGCCATTAGAACGGCGAAGCAGTCTCCTGCTCAGCAGCTTATCACCATCGGTGAGATGATCGCGGAGTGTAAGGCGGAAGCTCGTAACACTTCTAAGTCAAAGCAGAACGGAAACGGCTCGAAGCCCGACGCGCAGAGCGGGCAAAAGAAGTCCATCACTCAGGCGCCTCCTCCGCCGCGGGCCACCGTGGCCGGCGGACGTGCAAACGAACGAGATATCGTCGACCCTAACATGTCGATGGAAGAGTTCGCTCGTCGGCACAGAGGAAGCAAACAGTCGCTCCGCGAGAACGCTCGGAAGATGCGCGGACTGAACTAAAAAATCGGAAAGGAATAAATGGCTAACTCACTAATCACCGCTCAATGGGTTGCACGCAAGGCGCTGGTCCTGCTGCACGCTAAGAGCAACTTCACGGGTCGCACGAACCGTGACTACCAGAGCTTGCTGCCCGGCCCTATCAACGGGGTCATCTTGGGTCAACAGCTCTCGATCCGTCTGCCGTTCCAGTACACTCTCCGTACTGGCCCGCAGATGAATGCGCAGAACTCGGTACAGCGCTTCGCCACCCTGTTGGTCAACCAGCAGCTCGGCGTCGACATCAACTTCACTTCGGTGGAGCGCGCGATGTTGCTGAACAACTTCGAAGAGCAGGTGCTTGAGCCTGCGATGGCGCGGCTCGCGGCCGGCATCGAGAACTTCACCACGGGCCAAGTCAACAACGTCCCGAAGTTCACTGGCGCCTTCAACACCACGGCTACCTACGACCAGCTGCTGCAGAATGAGCAGTATCTGACGGAGGCCCTGGCCCCCGAAGACGACCGTCGCACCTTCACGGCGACCCCGCAAACCTCGCGCTACTTCGTCCGTGACAACAAGGGGCTCTTCAACCCCGATTCGACCGTCTCCGACCAATGGCTTGAGGGTGTGATTGCCGACAAGGCCGCTGGCTACGTCTGCTTCCGTAACACGAAGCTCCCGACGCACGTCATCGGCTCGTTCAGCACGATCTCAGCTCCCGTTGTGAACGGTGCTGGTCAGTCGAACCCGGGCGCGGGCAACGCGTTCGTTTCGACCTTCACGCTGAACATCAACGGTCTGGCTGCGGGTCTCTCCACCTTCAACGCTGGTGATGTGATCAGCATCGCGGGCGTGAACGAGGTCGATCCCGAGACGAAGGCGTCCCTGGGCCGGCCCAAGCAGTTCGTTGTGACTTCCACCATCAGTGACACCGCAGGAGCCGTCGCACTTCCGATTGCGCCGGGTATTATCACTGGCGGTGCGTACCAGAACGTGGACAACGTTCCGGCCTCGGGCGCTGCCATCAGCATCTTCGGTCAGAGCGGCGCTGCCGCGATTGCCGCGCTCAATGGCGCGCTGATCAAGCAGTCCCTCGGCTGGTACCGGGACGCGATTGTGTTTGCGAACCCCCCGATGCTAGACCTCAGCCCCCTCGTCAAGATGACGGCTGCGGAAGCGTTCGAAGGGTACAACATCCGCTTCGCGCAACAGTGGGATCCGTCTAACGACGTGCTCCCGGCTCGTCTCGACTCGATTGTCGGCGCCGTGCTCGCTTATCCCGAGCTGGCTGTGCGGAACATCGAAGTCGCGTCTGCTGCCTAACCCATAGGAATATAGAAAATGAGTAACTATCAAGTTGGTTATGGGCACGGCGACGTGGTTGGCGTTCCGTTCGACTTCTACGCTGGGGCTACCCTGGTGACGGGATCGACGATCACGATGCAGACCGGCGTATTGGTGGTCAACCCCACCGGCACGCTGGCTGCTCTGACCGTGAACTTGCCGCTGAATCCGGTGGACGGTGCTGACGCTTCGATCACTTCGACGCAACAGATCACGTCTCTAACTGTGAATGCGAATACCGGTGACGCTATTGTCAACGGTGTTCTCCTAGCGGTTACCGAACTTACCGCAGCTGCTTCAGCAGCGAACGGTAGCGCGGCAATGACAATTCGATACAAGTACACTCTGAACGGCTTCCAGCCGGCCAGCGGTGCAGCGGTGAACCCGCGCTCTTGGATCCGCGTGCAATAAAAAGAATTGCGCCACCGCCCTCACCCGGTAGGCGCTTTTGTGTGAAAGCCTCACCAATTTAAATAGGCTTGGCAGTCGGGAGAGACCGGCACTGAATTTTTAACAGAGGCGTAATGGCTCAGACCAACCAGCAGATCATCACCGAATCTTTCCAGATTCTTGGCGTCGTACGCGAGGGGCGCGCTCCTACGCCCACGCAGTCCGCCAACGGGATGACTATCCTCAACGACAACTTGCTCACGCAGATGCGCGACGGTTGGGGGAACATTGGCTGGTACCCGCAGACGATTGCGCAGCTGAACAGCATCGCACCTCTCAAAGACGAAGATATTGCCGACGTCAAGTACGTTCTGGCCGGCTGGCTCTCGGCGCGCTACGGGATCACGATCCCGCCGTCGATGGATGATACTGGATTCGATCTGGGTAGCCTGATCAAGGGCGCAATGAAGCGCCTGACCAAGCGATATCTGAAGTATACGGAATGTGACCTCGGCGAGCTATCGCGCCCTCAAGGCGGTCCGTGGGGCGGCCCGAACTGGCTCATGTTATTGATTTCATTAGGTTTCCCTCTTATGCTAGGGATGTTGCACACAGGTACCAACTTGGTTTAAACTACCTTCATGGGTAGAACTGTAGCTGGAAATTTGATGGCAGCCGCTGCTAGAGCTAGTGGTGAGAAAACGTACTTTACCGGTATCCCGTGCCGAAACGGGCATGTGGCAGCTCGACACGTAGTCAATAGCACATGTGTCGAGTGCGTCAAGATGCGTGCAAAAGGAAACATGCGCTGGTTTCGTGAGGCCGATAAGAGACGTCAGCAGACACCTGAACGCAAGGCGCAGAAGGCAGCCAGCGAGAGGAAATGTCGTAAGACAGAACATCGCAAGGCCGGGCGCGCAGCCGAGCGTAGAGCGCGACAGGCGGCACAACTGCAGCGCACTCCGAAGTGGGCGGACCTGAAAGCAATTAGAGAATTTTACAAAGAGGCGGCGCGCAAAACCCGGGATACTGGAATAGCGCACCACGTCGATCACGAGATCCCGCTATGCGGTGAGCTGGTGAGCGGGCTGCACGTAACGGAGAACCTACGAGTGATACCGGCCACAGATAATCTTTTGAAGGGTTCTCGCTTTATTGGCTGATGGGCCAGGCGCAACCGACTGACATCCCGCTCCCGCTCGCGTCGTATCAGCTCGCAGACTTGCGCGCTGGCGCGAAGCGATTGGTCGGCTGCTACCCAGAGCCAGCGCCGCAGGCGCAGGCTGACGATGAGAAGTCTCAGCAGCCCGCCGTCTTACGGCGCTGGCCCGGGCTCTCGACGTTCACGCCGAGCGGGCTGACGAACCCTCTGCGCGGCATGTGGGAGATGGCCGGCGTCGTATATGCGGTGGTCGGGTTCGATCTCTTCACGGTGAGCAGCGCGGGCGTGTTCACTCTGGTGCCAGGCTCAGCCGGCGGCATCATCGGTAACGGCTTCGTGCGGATGACGGACAACGGCGCGTGCCTCGTGATCCTGGTGCCGAACACCGACACCTGCTTCACGTACACCCCGTTCGCTGGAGGCGGCGGCCTGCAGCAGCTGACGAGCACCTTCTTCCTGACTCTTGGCGGAGCGGTCGATGTCTGGTACGTGGACACCTTTATCGTGTTCCTGGCGAACAACAACGGCGGCAACGGCTCCGTCACGTTTTTTAATGACGACGGCCGGCAGGTGTCTGGCAACGCGCAGATCACCTTCACCACCGCCGCCTCGTTCAATCGGCAGTTCGGCACGGACCCTTTCTATGGGATGTGCGTCGATCACCGCGAGGTCCTGATGTTCGGATCGCGCTCGTCTGAAGGTTTCGTGAACACCGGCAACGCTACCGGCACACCCTTCAGCGCCGCGTCCGATACGTACATGCCGTACGGCGTGCACCCGCAGTGCCCCTTCAGCATCTCGCTGCAGGACAACTCGGTTATGTGGGTTGCCAACGATCTGACAGTGCGCCGACGTAACGGGCAGACCCCGGTACGTATTTCGACGGCTGGCGTCGAGGCGGTGCTGTCGAACGCGAACAAGCTCGGTCTGCTGCCGGGCACGTACTCGCTGTCGTCACCGGCCGGCGGCCCAACATGGAACGGGCACCCGTTCTGGATCCTGACGATACCGCTAGCGGAGCGCACGCTCGTATATGACTGTGTGACGCAGCAGTGGTTTGATTTGGTGTCGGTGCTTAACGGCCAGGAAGTGCAGTACCGCGGCCTGAGCTACCTGAATGCGTTCGGTAAGCAGCTGGTAGGAGACTCAGAGAGCGGCACCATCGGTTTTTTGGACGACACCGTACAAAATGAATTTGGTAACGCGAACGCGCCGGTTGTGTGCGCCTTCACGACACAGCCGCTCTACAGTCAGAACAATCGACAGATCGTGCGGCGTGTCGAGGCGGTGGTGACGGCGGGCGCAGGACCAACGCCGGGAGTCGCGCCGCGTATTAGCTTGCTGCTGTCAGATAATTGGGGGCAGACGTTTGACGTGTCGGGAGACGACTCTCAGACGCTCGGCGTGCCGGGAGATACAGCGAACCGCGCGATCTGGTGGAACCTGGGGCAGTACTACAGCCTGGTGCTGCAGTTCCGTGTGACGGACGCGTCGCCGACGTTCGCGGTCGACATCACCGCGATGGTTGAGCCGTGCAAGTGGTAAGATGGTTCTCGCACTAAAATCTAAGCCCGGGCTGACCGGCGCGAGCGCGCTCTCGATCCCGAAGGATTGGGACGCGACATGGTTCCGCGGGTTCATAAATAACCTGCTGAAGGGCGCGGACGTTCGTAACGCGGTAGGCGTGAACGGGATCACCGTGAGCGGCACCATCGCTAGCCCGTACGCGACGATCAGTCTAGGTGTTGGAACAACGCTTGTAGGCGCTGCGAATGAGATCTCGATTACTACGGCCGGCGGTGTAACGACAATCGGCTTCGCGCCGAATATCGTAATCCCAGCTCCAGCTAGCGGGAATACGCTGACTATAAACTCAGTAGGCGTCTCCGCAGCATTAGATCTTAACTCGTCATCTAGTGCGCTACCCGCCTATATGGAGCTGTCGCAGGCTGGCGTAGGTAAAGGGTTTTTTGGCGTAGATGGCGGACAGGTACTGGCGGCAGGAAGCACTAACGGGGATATCGTACTTCGAAGCGACAGCGGAGGCGTGATCAGGATTTCCGGTAACGCAGGAGCTTCGTCTCATATAATTATTAGCAATACTGGCCTGGCAAGTTTTTTTGGTACTACCCTAGGATCTGGTATAGCTTCCGCCACACAGGTATTTATAGCAGGCGCTCTTTCCGCATCGTTTGGTTGGTGCAACAGCTCTAATGGCGCAGACAGCAAGATATTTGATTCGTTTGTTGACGCGTCAGCTACATTACATTTACGTGCAGTTAATGACGCGTACACGGCCGCCACTGACTGGTGCACGATAGTTCGTTCAGGTACCTCTATTGTATCTATCTCATTAGGCGGATCGTTGGTTATACATAGCGACGGTGGCGTGACGATAGGTAGCCCAACCGGTGGCAGCAAAGGAGCCGGAACATTGAACGTGCAGAACGGGGTATTCCTGAACGGCACAGCGTACACAAATCCATAAATAGGTGAGCAATGACGATTGATGAAGTTCAAGATCCGGCCCAACAGCCGGAACCGATAGCCAGCATACACGTAGCGATCCCGCCGCATATCGCCGGGAACCTACTGGAATTTTTACGCCGCGTGCAGTCGACCGGGATGGAGGCCGTTGCATGGGTGGAGGCTTACCAGTTCGTGCAGAAGCATGTTCCGCCGCAGCCGCAAGCACAGCCCGGCGTTCCGTTTGGCGGATTACCCCCGAAGTGAGATGAGATGTCTATGTTGAAGTGGACGATGGAATCTGCCTGGGCTGCTCTCGCTGTGGTGCTAACCACAGCCGGCAGCATATATACGACCGTCCACCATGGCGGGATAGTTGACCAACAGATATCCGACATACGTGCACAGAACGCCGAGACGGCGGCGCACGTCGCGAAGCATGACGACCAGCTGTCAATTATCCAGCAACAGAATGCAGCGACGCAGCAGTCGCTGAACGATATCAAGGACACAGTCCACGATATCCAGTCTCAGGTGAGGAGACCCCAGCATGGCAATAACGAATGAGACGGTGCTAGATCCGTCAATCGACCGGCGTCTGGCAATCGATCTCGACGCCTCGGAGAGTGACAAGCTTACCGCGTACCTGGACACGGAAGGTAACTGGACCTGTGGCCGCGGGCACCTGATGCCGCAGGCTGCTCCGGGCCGCTCGTGGGAAGGGTTCACTGTCGTGCAATCTACCAGCGACAAATGGTTCTGCACCGACATCCTGAGCGCGATGCGTCTCGCGCAGAAGTGGGCAGAGTTTGAATCGTGCGACACCGACTGCCGCAAGAACGCACTCTACGAGCTGGCGTTCAATATGGCGCACAAGTGGGAGAAGTGGGGCCCGACTCGCGCGCTTATTACGGCCAAAGATTGGCGGGGCGTGCACGATCACCTGCTCGCTAGTTTGTGGGCCAAGGAAGTGCAGCCGCATGGCCTGGATAAGCCGGGCCGCGCCACGCGCATCGCGAACTATTTTCTTACCGGTGAGTATCCTACATGAGCTTAATTACTGATGGCATCGCCGGTATCCTGAAGCCGATCAGCGACATCATTCTTAAAGTTGTCCCGGACAAGGCCGCCGCGGCGGCTGCTGTCGCGCAGCTACAGCAGATGCAGCTAGAGGGATCTCTCCAGGCAGAGATGCTGCAGCTGCAGTCTGTAACCTCCGCGCAGTCTGACGTCGACAAGGTAGAGGCCGCCTCGACAAATATGTTCGTCGCTGGGGCGCGCCCGTTCGTCATGTGGGTATGCGGCGTGGGGCTTGCGATGTCTTGTATCGTTGGTCCGCTGTTCACCTGGCTATCTACTCTGTTCGGTCACCCTACAGTGTTCCCGTCACTGAACGATCCACTCTTGCAGAGCACGCTCGCGGGAATGCTCGGGCTCGGTCACATCACACGCACGGTGGAGAAGATTCAGGGCGTAGTCGGGAAGCACTAAGTTGGCAGGCGGCACCCAGTTCGGCAACAGTGACACGGCGGTCGGACTACAGGGTGGGATGTACAACCGGCAGAGCACTGGGTATACAGGACAGTCAGCGCAGGCCGGTGGCGTCGTTACTGATCCTAAGGCGCTGGCTGGATACAATAAAGCTTTCAGCACCATGTTCGCGCCGCTGCTCTCCAAGGGATACACGCAGCAGCAGATAGTCTCGTATCTTCAGACGCTTCCCGGGCCGCAGGGCGCGAAGATTCAGGAGCAGCTGGACAACGCAACGAACAGTATCCTGAACCCTGACACAACGCTCGACAAGGTCATGCAGGGGCTGTCGTTGGCGGGTAGCGCTATCGGCGTCGGGTTGCTTACCGGGGGCGCGATAGCTCCAGCTCTCTCTGCCGCGGGCGCCGACGCTGCCGGATCTATCGGAGCGCTAGCTGGCAACGCTGCAGCCGGCGCGTTGGGTGGCGGTGCGATATCCGGCCTCGAAGGTCAGAACATAGGTAAAGGCGCGCTGCTGGGCGCTGTCGGCAGCACTCTAGGGTCAGCTGCAGCGCCAGCGGCGGATTCATTATCGAGCGCTACCGGGCTGCCAGGTTTCGCCAGCACCGGGCTGGTTAAGGCCGGCATCGGCGCCGCTACCTCGGCCGCGTCTGGCGCGAACCCGCTGATCGGCGCGGCCGCAGCCGGCGCCGGCAGCTTGGCCGGAAGTGCGGCGAACAACTTGGGTGCCGGAGCCGCATCGAATTTTATCGGTAATCAGGTGGGTACTTTCGCTGGCGGTATGGTTGGCGGTAATCCGAACCCTAACCAGAACGGAAACATGCCGCCATCAGGTGGCGGATCAAACTATATCGGCGCCGCTGGCGTCGGAGCGCTTGGTGCGAGCGCACTCTCTGGTAGCGTAGGTGGACAGGGGAACATCGGCAATATGGCTTTAACAAATACGGGCTCTGGGCTGAGTACAGACTCATCTCTTGCATCGACCGTCACGGGCGCACTGCCCGGGATACTACAGGGCGCTGCGGGCGTCTACGGATCGCAGAACGCTGCCCAGGCTCAGACGAGCGCGGACGCGAACGCTATCGGCACGCAGCAGTCGACGCTCGGCAACATCAACAATATCTGGAGCACGCAGCAGCAGCTCGGTCAGGGCGCACAGACAGCGCTCGGGTCCGCGCTCGGCACGAACGGTCAGCCCGCTAACTACTCCGGCTTCCAGAACATGCCGGGCTACCAATTCGCCGTACAGCAGGGTACGCAAGCCATCCAGCGCCAGGCCGCTGCGATGGGTAGCGCCTACACGCCGAACACTGCAGCCGCTGTAGGCCAGTACGTGACCGGCACCGCCGCGCAGGACTACAACACATACATCAGCCAGCTGATGGGTGCGGCCGGGCTCGGCAGCACCGCGAATCAGGGCCTACAGACAGGTAACCAGACAGTGGGCAATAACATCAGCACCCTACAGCAGAATCAGGGGCAAGCGCAGGCGTCAGGCGTGTCCGGCGCTGCTAATGCCATAGGCGGAATATTCGGCGTCAACGGTGCTGGTACCGGCCTGATCGGTGCAGCCGGCCGCGGGCTTACTGGCGGATCTGGCAGCGGTGGAGTAAACTCCGGCGCCCCAGTGTCAGGCAATAATCCAATGAACTATGGCGGACAGAACCCTAACGGTACCGGCATGTCTACGGGAACTGCGAGCGATCCGTACGGCGCGAATGCGGCACAGTACAACGCCACCAACGGACCAACCGCAGCCGATCTCTCAGGCAGCACGAACGGAGTTGGAAATATAGACCCAGGGTCTATAGACACGAGCGGGTTCGATCCTAATAATATAAATTTCAGTACCGACTTGAGCAACTTCGATCCAAGTAATCTCAATTTCAGTTCTGATACGAGTGATGCAACTAGCTTCTTGGGGTTTTAAATGAGCGACATACCTGACAACGGCTCATTCAATCTAGGTCTCGCGAATATCGCGTCGCAGAACTATGGCCCGACGGCAACCGCCAACCAGAGCCTGACCGGTGCACAGACACAGAATGTGCAGCAGCAAACCCAAGCCAACGCTATGCAGAATCAACTGATGCGCGCTCGTATGCCGCTCATTCTCTCACGGCTGCATGACATGTCGGTCGGGATGGGTGACCAGTCAGGCGTAGACACCTCCGGCGCGGGTAGCGGTAGCGAAGCTCCTGCGAGCGTATCCGACAAACTGCAGAAGGCGCAAGATAACTCTGGCGCCGCTGATTCGTCCATCTTGAACCCCGGCGCTATCCAGAAAGCTCTGCGTGACAAATACTTCGTGCCCGCGGTCCCGCCCGGCGCTATGAAGGCCATCACCAACGCGTATGCGGTGGATCCTACGGATCAGTACGGCATGGGGCCGAAGAGTGTGATGGGGCAGATTGATATGTGGAAGACACAGAAGATCACACAGAGCCAGCAGGGCGCGCGAGATGACTTCGATGCGCTGCACGCGGTGACGGACGCGCCCGACGGCCAGGCGATGAACGTGCTAGAGCGCTCGCACCCGGAGACCTACGCCGCGATCAAGCAGAAGTTCAAGAACACCCCGAACGAAGATAGAGATGAAGAGGACGAGGCTCGCCTCTTCGCCGCGCATGCCGCCGGGGCCGTGCACCAATACACCGGCCGCGGGGCGAAGCCCGGCGCTGATGGCGTTTACCGCGACGAAGAGACTGGGATCACGATCCCCGGCGTTGAGCAGGTCGGTCTCTCGCGCGAGCAATACATCAAGCTGGCGCACGAAGCAAACACCGCATCGGTCGACGTGCCGGACGGTCAGGGCGGATCAACGAAGATGACACCATGGAAGGCCGCGCAAGTTGCGGGCGCGAAGAACATGAACGGCCCAGAGGACTGGATCCAGGTCCGCGCGTCGCAGATGGGGTTGCCCGGTGCGGCCGCGACGCTGCCGCCAAACAGCGCGCAGAGGCGCGAGTCGACGGCAGTTACTAAGGCAGCGAACGCAACCGCGCAGCAACAGCAGGCCGCTGCCGGCGCGCCCGCCAACGGAGACGCCGCGCCGGTCGCCGGGATCGGCACCGCACGCAACGCGCAGGGGCAACCAGATCAGAAGCTTACCGCCGCGCTACAGGACCGTACGTTTGCGTTCAAGCCCACCTCGGGGCAGTTGGACGCGAACGGAAATCCGCAGACGTACATACCCGGCCCGAACAAGACGCCCCCGAAGTGGTACAGCGACGCGCTGGACAAGCAGCAGACCTCGCGCCAGGGGCTAGCCAAGGACTCGAACGAAGGTATCAAGGCTGCCTCCGCCTCGCTCACGATGTACCAGGCCGCGCAGGATATCCTCGCCAAGGGCCGGTACGACGGCGGCGCGTGGGACGCGGAGCTGGCTCAGAAGGCCGGGAAGTATCTGCCGGTCGGCTGGCAGAACACCGCCAAGAGCGGCGACTACCAGGAGCTGGCTAAGATGCTCGGCACCGCCGCGCTGCAGTCTGGTAAGGGAATCTTCGCGAAGATGACACAAATGGAAGCGAAGATGATGACGAAGGAGCTGAGCCCAGCCCCCAGCATGCAGCCGGAAGCGATGCGCGATATGATCCAGAAGGGTATGAACATCGCACAGTACAGCATCGACTCTGCGAAGCGGGTGCCGCGGTATCTGCAGTCTGGGATGGATGCGGACCAGTTTCCGACCTGGAACCAGACGCACTTCCCGCAGGAGACCGAGACGTCGAAGGTGAAGCCGCCAGGCGTTACTGCCGCGGCCGGTGCACCAAAATATTCTGATGAGAAGGTTAGAGCGTATATGCAGAAGCATGGACTGACAGACGAGCAAGCTACACGTAAAGCGCTGGGCATGCCATAGTGGCCGATAACGTGGCCGATATGGCCGATATCAGTGACATGCCCGACCCGACTACCATCGGGCTGAAGCAGGCGGCTCCTGCGGACGATATGCCGGCGCCGGAGGACCTGTACCGTAAGTACCGCGGTCTACGGCCGACCGACGCTGTCGCGCCTGGCGAGGTGGCGGAGTTCATGAAGAATCCACCGGACCCGAACTGGAAGCCGCCGACGTTGCATAGTGTCGCGTCCCAGCTCACCGGCCTGCCGCGCGCCGCCGCCGGCTACGCGTTGGCGGTGCCGGCGGGCGTCGCGAGCATCGCCGGCCAGCTGACCGGCGCGGGCGGCGCCGCCCTGGACCCAACCAACGCCGCGGACTACCTGGAGCAAGGTCGTGAGCGCGGCCGTAAGTGGGCGGAGGGCGTCAACAATCTGACGAACTACGTCCCCGCCACGAAGCGCGGCGCAGAATTTGCCAACGACCTGACCGGCTTACCGGCGAACCTGATCAAAGAGACGGCCGGCGCCGGATTGAAGGCCGCGCTGCCGGACAACGCCTACCAGGCGGTAAGCGACGTGGCCCAGGACATAGGCACCGACCTGCCGGCGCTTGGCGCCCCGGCCGCGGTGCGCGCCACCGCGAAGGGCGTCTCTAAGGCGGCCGGTGCTGCCAAGAACTTCGCCGCCAGCGAGGCGGCTACGACCACCGCGCCCGGCGATATGCCGGCGGCACCTATTGTTCCGCCGGTCGGGAAGCCGATCACGGGCGACACTTTACGCGCCCAGCCGAACCCGATCCCGGCGCCAGAGGGTACCGCGCACCGCGTTGCCACCGAAGAGGGTCGCTCGCCGGCCGCGCCTCCCAGCCGGCCGCCGGCAGAACCACAGCCGGCCACCCCGGCGCTGCCTGAGGCGGATACCGCCCCGCAGAATATGTCCCTGTCTCCCGAGCAGCGCGCCGTCGTGCGCGAGGGTGTCGCGGCGCGGCGCGCGGCGGCAGAATCCCAGCGCGGCTCCGTACGGCTCTTCAACTCCCCGGCCGACGAAGGTCCCCAAGAAACTCCGGCCCCTGAGCAGCAGAGCGAGCGCGCCGCGCACCTCGACGCTATAGACAAGCTCTCTGGTGGCGGTCTACCGACGCGCCGCGCCTCAGCTCTTACCGGCGACTATAACGCAACCGGCGACGACTTCCAAATGAAGGAGGTCGGCAGCCAGCCGATGCGCCAGCAGATCGCGAGCGAGAACGCCGCGATGCACAAGGCGACCGAGAACGTGCACGACAGCGTAGGCTCGGAGTTTGAGAACAGCGTAGACAGCCAGACCCTGGGAGACCGCGGGCGCGTAACGCGCGGCGCGATCCAAGGCATCGAAAAATGGTTCGGCGACGCGACCGACCAGATGTACAACGCGGCGCGCACCGCGAACGAGGGGCGGCCGATCCCTAAGCTGCAGCGCGTCAGCGACTACCTGAACGATGACTCGAACTTTACGAACGATGCCGAGATCGGCCTGCAGCGCGCCGCGAAGCAGCGCCTTGAGCGTTTGTGGACGACCGGCGACCCGGACAAGGGCGTGCCGCCCGGCAGCGTCAACGCAGCGGAAAAATTCCGCGAGTTCCTGAACGACAAGGGTAAGAACCCGAGCGCGATGGGCGTGGCGAGCGAGATGAAGGGGCACCTCGACATGGACGTAGCCGACCACGGCGGCCCGGGCCTGTTCGAGACCGCCCGCGCCCTGCGCCGGCACAGTTACCAGATGCTGGAGGAGCCGCAGGGTATCAAGAAGCTGCTGGCGCCGGCCGACAGCCAGGGTATCAATCACGCGATCCCTGAACACAAGGTGATGGACTATATCGCCGACCTGCCGCGCGATCAGCACGAGCATGTCCTGAACGTGCTGCGGGCCGGTGCGCACCTGGGCAGCGGCGAGCTGGCGGATGCGAGCGCCGGGGCGCTACGAGAGATTCAGGCGCACGTCATCAGCCGTATGCACGCGGCGGCGACGAACGCGGACGGCAGCTGGAACGCCCGCAAGTTCTACAACGCCGCGGACCGCTACGCGCGTAACGCGTCGGATACATTTAGAGACCGCCCAGACGTTCTCCAGAATTTAAAGACGATCAACGACGCAGGCAACACGCTGCACATGGACAAGCACTACCCCGGCGCTGGCGCGCAGATCGAGCGCACCGGTATGGCGGGTCGCGTGGTGCAGGGAGTTGGCGGCATAGCTGCGAGTATCGCGCACGAGATACCGATGGGTGGGCGCATGGTCGGCCGCGCCATCGAGCGCGGCGTAGAGAAAGCTGGCGGACAGATGAGCGAGGCGGCCCGCGACAAGGCGGTGCAGTCTCGGCTTGTGGATCGTACCGGCAAGCAGCGCGGCTCCGTGCAGCTATTCAACGACAACAAGCTGAACCGACAGAACGAGGAGCGGACTACCTTCCACGGGAAGGATATCAATCCACGGAACGAGCGCAACGAGCGTGTAGCGAACCAGCAGATGGGTGGACGTCGGCCGCTCACCGACGAGCAGAACGATGTCTTGGGCCGGCTCATGGGCGGTAGGCAGCGGGGCGCGGTCGGTGACCTTAGCCAGCGCGGCGCTGTCAGTCATGAGGTAGAGGATGCGCCTAGCCTAGGGCTACGATATCACAGCTATAGCACGCCGCACGGTGGTGGTTTGGATGTCAGAGAGGTGCCTGGGCTAGACGTAAGGAAAGCGTACCGTGCTACACAGCCAACGGATCAGCGCGGCAAAGGCTGGGGTACCCGTACACTACAGCGCGCGGTAGATGACGCGCACGCTGCCGGGCAGAAATTTCAAAGTGACAGCCAAGTATCAGACAGCCAGGCAGGGGCCTACAGCAACCTGAAGAAGCTGGGCTACGACGTCAAGATGAAGCCAAACGAACACGTCCAGGGAGAATACAAAGCGCATGGCGACCACGTCTTCGAGGTGCGGCCAGGTAAACCTAAAGGGTACGAGGCGCCGGACGAACATCCTCGCATCGATAAGTTTCAAGGCATGTCACTTCGTAGACCGTCTGCAGATGTAAACGTATCTGCGGACTCAGCGTTTGCTGATGGCGACTATCACGTTCAGCCTGGTGTACGTGAGGTGCCTATGTCGTCTGTTCCTAAAGAGTCACTCCTTCGCTCAGATCACCTATATCAGAATCCGAAAGATCAGGCCCGCATAAGCGATTTAGCTGCTCAGATAAAAAAGAACAACTCCATCGAGCCGCTATTTTTAGCCCAACGCGCAGATGGTTCATCGTACCTTGCCGAAGGTGCTCACCGTATACGCGCGCTACAACAGCTAGGACACGACAGCTTCCCGGCTCGCGTTATGGTCGAAGGTAAAAAGGCTAAGCATCGCGGATCCGTTCAGGTGATGAACGACGAGGACGCGCCGCGCTCTGAAGAGGAGGGATCGCAGCTCAACGTAGGACTGCACCAGGGCCAAGAGGGTGAGAATGGATTCCGCAAGATGAGCAAGCAGGAGGCTCAGGCCGCCGTTGAGTCTACCGGCGCGAAGGTCACGAAGAACACAGTCCTCACGCCCAAACAGCACGGTGTATTCGAGCCGACGGCGGTGATAAGCACCGACCGACCGATATCTGACTATGCAATGCAGGGCGTCCTCGCGAAGACGAAGCAGTCGGCGATACCGCAGCGCACGGGCCAGGGCAATACCTCTATGCACGTAGCGCCGGGCCACGAAGAGATCGCAAAGAAAGAGGGCTGGGACCAGTTCAACCCTGACTACTTCCGCGAGCACAACGGCAAGACTATGTCGGACTCTACTAAGAAGGAAAAAAGATAATGAGTAGCATGAAAGGTCAACCGACCGTACCGACAGGGTCGACGAAGTTCTCGCCAGTCAAGCTGCCGCAGGCTGCAGATATGGAGAAAATCCGTATGCAAGTAAAATCGGCTAAGCTTAATGACGTACTAGCCAAGTTGACTCTCGGGAAGAAAAAGTAATGGCAACAGGTCAACTGTTTTACGATCCGGTCGCGCGGCCGCAGTCTTCGCAGGGTGTCTCGCTACCTAACGGGTACTATAATTTCTACGTGTCCGGCACCTCGAACCCGGCGACAGTGTTCCAGGACGCCGCGCTCACGCTGCCGTACCCTACCGCGTCACTGAACGGGTCAGCTCCGCTGTTCTCCATCGTGCAGGCTGACTCGACCGGCGCGATGCCGCCGATATTCTTGAACCCTAAGACAATCTACCGCGTGCAGCTCTACACGTCTACCTTCAGCTTAATCGAAGACGTTGACCCGTACGTTCCGTCGATGCCGGTCACCGGCAACGGACAGGTCGTGCTCGATGCGCAGGGAGAGATGACGATCAACTCGCCGGTACCGGGCGGGACCGGGATCACGCTGACACTAAACTCTCGCGCGGGCGGGACCTCTCTGGAGCTGGTTGGGCCAGGCGCGGGCGCGCCGGCACTTATCGCGAACACGACCGTCGTAGCTGGCTCTCAGACTGCAACCTTCGCCGCAACGAACAAGCCAGGCTCAGGGACTACAGCGCCAACGAAGTGGTTGCCGCTCACTTGTGACGGCGCCACTTATTACCTGCCTTTATGGCAATGACAAGAAACGAATTCCTGGCGAGTAGGGCGATAAAATGAGCTATCCGACGGTCAGGGGGGGAGCGGTTGAGGGGCTGCTATATCGTGAGGCGCAGAGCTGCCTAGGTAAAGCGTTCGCGAACTCTACATACAAATTCTTTCTTACAGGCACTACCACGCCCGCGAACGTTTACCAAGACGGCGCACTATCGAGCCCGTTCCCGATCACAGGCTTAGTGACGGCGGACAACTTCGGCAGGTTCCCAGCGATCTATCTCGATCCGTCGGTCATCTACAAGGTGCAGTTCTTCGATAAGACGAACGCGCTGCGTTGGACGGCGGACCCTTACGTGTCGCAGCTCTCAACTGTCGGCACGTCAGCGCTCAGTGCTTTCGGTTTCCGTATAGCGCCTACCGGCGAAGCTACGATGCCCGCACCCAACACTGGAGGGTCTGGTGTCACGTTGACGTTGAACGCGAGCGTGCTCGGCACCACACCGCTGCGCCTCAACGGGACGCTGGCCGGTAACTCTGTGCTGATCGTGAACAACTCCGCAACGACCGGCGCGCAGACGGCGACCTTCGCCGCTACCAACAAGCCCGGCACTACGGCATCGTCTCCGGCCGGCTGGCTCCCGATCACTTGCGATGGCGTGCAGTACTACACGCCGATCTGGCACGGGAACCCGTTCACGCCGTACGCCCCCAACCCGACAGCGCTTGGCGAAACGATCAACGCAAGCTCGGTGCTATTCGGCGGCAACGGCCTAACGACCGCGACCGGCGGCACGGCGATACCTGGAAACTGGTTTACTCCGGTGCTGACCAACGTCGGCGCCGGCTTCTGGATTAACATCACGAAGACGGGCGGACTATCTGGCCTAGCGTTCAGTGCGGCGCAGGGGGTGTGGACTAACATAACCGGTAGCGGACTTAACATCAGCAGTAATGCTCAGGCGCAGATCACCGGAACTTACCAGCTATCGCCCAGCGTCACAGGCTCGCCAGTGGTGGCTAGCGGCACCATAGCGTTGTCGAATAATAACGGTGTGCAGAGTGCGACATACGGCGGAGCCGTACCGCTTGTTCTTAATGGAGACGGCACAGCTACAATGAACGGAAGCGGTGTCGGTATACCTAACTGGTTCTCGCCAACTACCGCTAACGTTGGGTCAGGGTTCTACATCCTAATCACGCAAACAGCTGGAACTGCTGGGAGCGCCTTTAGCGCAGGTACCGGAGCGTATACTAATATTACGAATGGAGGTTTATCTATCGGCATCAGCGGAGGCTCTGGCTCTGTTGCTGTGGCTGGTACGTACATAATAGCTAGCGATTCTGGCGGCGTGAATCAGTTAGGATCAGGAACAATATCATTAAGTGGCGGCACGAACGTGCAGTCGCCCAACTGGAGCGGAACCACGCCGCTGAAGTTGAACGGTGACGGCAGCGCGACGTTGAACGGTGCCGGTACCAGCAGCTGGCTCTCTCCGAATGCAGCGAACTCTGGTAGCGGCTACTGGATCAACATCACCCGCACGAGCGGCGTAGCCGGCGTTAACTTCTCGGCGGCGCAAGGATCGTGGACGAACATCACGAACAGCGGCCTCACCATCGATATGACCGGCTTCACTGGCGATGTCGGTATTGTTACGGTGAACGGTACCTGGCAGATCTCTAACAGCTCCAGCGGCACGCCCGTGCTAGGCAGCGGCAACATATCCTTGAGCGTCAACGCTGGCACGATCACGCACACATACGCGGGCATAGCGTCAGGGACGGAGACCGTTCCGACAAACGCATCTAACTGCCTCATACAGTGCAACGGTGGTGGCGCTGGCGGTAGCGTAAACGACGGCGGACAGACTGGTGGCGGGGGCGCGTTCTGCTCGCTAAACATCGCGGTCAGCGGTGGGCAGACGATGACGTACAACTCTCCCGGCCGCGGGGCTGGCGCAACCAGCACCGGACCAGGAGCTAACGGTGGGACATCTACTGTATCCGGTACGGTAACCGGCGGCACCGTGGGTATGTCCGCTGGCGGCGGAATAGGAACCGGTGCGGGCGGCACAGCGTCAGGTGGGTCGACCAACACGTCGGGCGGCGCCGGCAACACAAGCACCTCTGGCGCGGGCGCTGGCCCAAGCGGCGGGGCCGGCACCGCGAACGGTTCTAGCTTACCAACGAACGGTAACGACTTCGGTGGCGGTGGCGCGACCAATGTCTTTACACCGACGACAACTCTGTTCACAACGGCCGGCGCGCACGGGATTACTATACCGACTGGAAGCTCCAGCATGACGCTAGAGATCGAGGGTGGCGGCGGTGGCGGCGGCGGCTCTAGCGCGTCGGTAGTCGGGCAGGGGGGTGGCTCAGGGGCGCGCTGCGTATCGACATACGCTATAAGCCCAAGCAACTGGGGTCAGACACTAACGCTGACGTGCGGAGCCGCGATAGCTTCTACAGGCGTCGCGGGGAACGACGGACAGACAGGAAACGCATCAACGGTTGTCACCGGCACGTTCACTGGGTTCGTATCTATGACGGCCGGAGCAGGCGTTGGCGGTTTAGCGTCTCTAAACGGTGGCGGCGGTGGCGGCGCTGCCGGTGGTGGCAATGTCACCAATCAAAACGGAAACGTAAGCTCAGGCCAGGCCGGTGCGGCCGGTCTTGGGGGTACGTTAATTAACGGGTTGGCGGGGAACTCGGGCGCAAATCATCCCGCCGGTACGCCGCAGCCTGACACAGCGACGACAATAGGTCAGGGTGCTGTAAAATTCAGCGGCGGCACCGCGCAAAATGGCGGCAACAGTTTGATCACATTCCAGTACTCATAATGGCAAAACCAGCACCATCAAAACTTGCAGATGCGTACCAGACCTACCCGACGCCGAGCGCGGCGGCGGTCGCGGCGCTGCGCGGGATCACTAGCAAAACAAACGAGAGCGGTGGCGGCGTGCTCTATAACAAAGAGCAGAATGTGTACGCGGCTACTGAGCCGGTGGGACAGAGCGACGGCGCGCACTTCGCGGCGGCGGTGAGCGTGCCGCAGGGGTGGCAGCTGCACTCAACATACCATACGCACCCAGTAGGTCCTCGCTCGACGCAGTTCTCGGACGACGACATCAACACCGCCCAGCAGCTTAAGGCGCCGAGCTACGTACTCGCGCGCGCCGATGATAAGGTGCGGATGTTTGACCCAGCCAGCTCGAAGATATCGAAAGACCAGTCATCTGGAGACATGCTGGCGAAGACTAGGTTCTCGAATGGTAGCGTAGTGGATGAGACTCCTCCGGCCCCTCCCGCACCGCCAGCGGTAGCTGCGGCTCCTACACAAGCTGCGCCAGTAGCTAACCCGCCGGCTACGCCCGTGCCGGTTACCGGTAGCCGCATCACCATGAACGACTTCGCATCGAAGCACCGGGCGCAGACTACGAAGTACCGTCACAAGATCGTCCACATAAAAAGCGGGGCGCGGAAGCGCCCCTAATCTCTCACCTCACCACCGCTCAAACTTTAATGCTGCGTGTGACCGCTCAAGGAAACGCGCAGGTTCTTCACTGGCGCCACCCCGGTCAGCTGTACCAGCTGGATCTCAACACCCCACTTCCACCCTCTCGCGCGACACTCTTTTGTAAGAGCCTCGCTAGTCTCCCCGTGTACTATTGCGCTCCATGAGCAGTTACTCAGCGTAGTGCCGATAATGCCGGCGCAGGTGTCTGCTATGGCGTCCTTAAGATCGTTCACTTTCAGCAGCGCCTTCTCGACGTCGGAGATGCTGTACGTGATCACCGCATCGAACCCTATCGCCTTGCCGTCGACGGTAGTCGTCGCAAGGCCGGTCAGACGCTCCGTCCGCGGAACCACGCTCTCAGTTAGTATATGGTCCGCGAACGGAATCTTCCAGTACCACTTACCACCTTCTAGTACGCGCAGTATTTTTCCCATGCGCAGCTGGACGCCTCCGTTATATGGCGGGACGACCTCGACCGGGATCAGGTCGTTCCAGATCTCCCGTAGAAAATCTAACAGCTTGTCCAGCATGGGTGTTATCTCTTGGGGCAACGGTCGCCATTGCAGGCGTGATTACCCCATCGATGTCCGCAATTCTCGCATGGTTTTGTTTTATTTTCTCCTAGCCACTTCGACGTGCGCCAGCGAGGGTCCAAGTTAATGTCTTCTACGGCGGCGATAGCGATAGACGGCTTCGCAGCTGCAGCCTCCTCGCGCTCAATCGTCAGCTCCAGCTCCGCGTGAATGCGCCAGGCAGCCTCAGCGAGCACGTACACCTTCTCGATACCAGTCAGCTCGGCGATATTTTGCGGCACCGTCTCGAACACCTTGCCATCTACCGCGGACTCCAGCATGTGCCGGAAGCCGCTGCCGAGCTGGTTCGGGCTCTTGCCGCGCGCCCAATTGATGTCGTTCGGCGCACGGTCGGGGTTGTAGCGCACGTTGTTGACCACGCAAACCTTCGTCACCTCGCGGTGCGCTTTAGGGAAGTAGCGCGTGAAATAATCGAAGATGGGGAGCATCTTGCGCGCCTTGTCATCGTCTGGAAATAAGCTCATCGCGCCAGCTCCCAATAAATAGCTGACAGAACGTACTCCGCGGAGACAGGCGTAACGCCAGCGTCGTCGGTGTAAATAAAGAACTTGAAGTTCTTGCTCAAGACTCCGACGAACGCTTCCAGCTTCGCACCTTTCGATTTCACCCATCCGGGGAGGAACACGATACCCTCGATGCCGGTATCGGCGAGCAACTTGACGTCGCGAGCGAGGAAGTCGCCCCAGGTCTTGTTATTCATTGCGACGCGGTTCGTCGGATCCCCATCGGTCGACGTGAGTGCCGCGCCCTTGTCCTCTTCGTTGTCGATCTCGGCGGGCGAGACTACCTCGAAGCCGGCAGCGCGTAGCGCTGCGGCGGCGGCAAAGAACGCCGGGAAATTAAACTGAGGGTAGCCCGACATCGGGCCGGCTAAGTAGATCTTGGTCATAAACATCTCCGTTGGTTGCAATTTTGATCGTTTCGTACGGCGCAACGACGCGCCGCTGAAATTCGGCCTTCACGCCTTCGAGCGCGCCGACCACGTCGTTAAGAGTCTGATACGTGAGACCGTTGCGGTGAACGTAGTCCTGTACCGCTTGTGTGAGCTGAAAGTTCAACTCACCAGCTGTCTCCGGCGAATGCGCCGCACGCGTTCGATCTTTCACTTTGATGTAGGGCATGACTACTCCAGGCTGCAGTGCCAGCGGATAACCTTGTTCACGGGCGCTGGCAGGGCCGCCGCGTAGGTCTGACATTTCTGTTCGGACTCGAACCCTCGCTCCAGGTGAAGTACCTGCGAGTGCCCGGGACTGATTACCCACCAAACTAAGATCCACTTCATCGTAGTCTCCTACAAAGTTGGAATGAATATGCCGCGAGCAAACTCACCAGTTTCGCGGTGGTACGTCATAGACGTCGCCTGCCGCTTCGAGATCCAGCCACCGCGCGCCGCGTACGCGTCAGGGGCGGCGAGTGTTGGGTGCTGCACCAACGTGCAACCCTTGCGCTCTTCTTCCTTCACATGATGCTTATGACCCGTGTGGATATAAACGTACGGGCAACGGCCCCACTGCTCACGGAACTGCGCGGCGAACAGTTCTCCCAGGCTCTCCAGGCGCGCTAGGTGCCCGTGGTAGAACCCGAGCAAGGTCTTGCCGTGCTCGTGCACGGTGTACGGATTCGGAGACATGTCGATCCTCACGCGCGGGTTGCTGGCATAGAGCATCGAGAACATGATCCGCTTCCAGACCGACGCGGACGGGTCGTGGTTCCCTTCCTTGATTTGCACGTGCACGATCTCGTGCTTCGTCAGCGCGTGCTCTATCACCCGGCGCAGGATCCGCGTCGACACCATAACCAACTTCTGGAAGCGGGAGTCGGCGTCGAGGATGTGCCCGTGCTCCGGCGTGACCGGCTTCATCGAATCGAAGTGCTCGAAGTCTCCCAGCTCATTCACCAAACCCTCGCGAGACGGCGGCGCCGCGTCGATCATCCGCGCGAGCGTGCCGACGAGGCACCGCTCCGCGATGGTGAGGTCCCAGTCGGATCCTGTCTCTTTATCCCAGGCGAGCATGCCGATGTGGCAGTCTGTCAAGGTATAGACTGTCAGAAGATCAGTATCTGACAGGGTAGGGCCAGCTATCTGAGGAAGCGGCTCAAGCTTCTCGCACATCGCCTTGAAGGCGGCCTCTTGCGCGGTCTGGCGCTTGATCGCGTCCATGTCCAGCTTCTGCCACTTAACGCGCTCTTGACCGTTCGCGTCGGTCATCACCGAGATACCCTTGAGTAGGTACCCGGGCGGTGGCGCGAACGCCTCACCGCTAGCGCGCTCGGTCTTGATCCACTGCTGGTCGGTCTCGCCCGCGGCGTTCACGCGCGTCGAGAGACCGCGCAGCTGCTGATCTTCGGGCACCGCGTTCGAGGGCGGCGCCATCACTTGCTCAGGATTCGCGGCAGCGAAGCCAGCGAGCGCCTGCGTGTCAGCCTTCAGGCCGAACCCGACGCCTTTCGCGTATCGGTTGGCGAGGGTCTTGCGCGGTATCCCGAGCTGGCGAGCTGCCGCCGATATGCTGCCGTATGAGGCGACCGCGTCCATAGCCTGCTGGATCTCGTTCACCGTATTTCGTTTGTAAGCCATTACTGTCTGCTCCTGCGGCGAGCACGCTTCAGCGCCTGCTCGACGGTTATCTTCCCAAAATTACTATCGATCACATCCTGATCGGTAGTTCCTTTAGCTATCGCGTACCATACACGAACAGCAGCCTTCTTACCAGCCTGAAACTGGCGCGCGGGCCCTACACGCTCAATCATCTGCTGCCACAGCTCACCGGACCACCAGCAGGTATAGTGCAGGATGTCACGACATGGCTCGTGCAGGTTTAGCCCAAACGCGGACTGCTCCTGCAGCAATAATACACGAAACTTGCGCGCGTTCCAATCTATTTCATCCTGCTTCCCGCTGTATACCCGCGCCAGAATTTTCTTGCGAGCCAGATGCGCAAGGATACGGGGCGGATCAGATTTCCACCAGTAACTAACCAGTAAAGGTTCAGGTTCAATCTGCTCCAGAACGTCATCGAGCGCTTCAAGCCTGGAGTTATGTACCTCATGTGATTCTCCTGTCTCTGTGTCTATTATCGATCCAGAACATATCTGCAGCAGCTTCGAGGACTTGATCGCGGCGGTTCCGGCCTCGATCTCTGCATCAGACAGCTGCAGGAAGAAGTCTTTCTCCATCTGACGGTACTGGGCGCGGACGGCTGGGGGAAGTTCGAATTCTACTGGGATGAGCTGGGGCTGCGTGATGTCGAGCCAGTCTTCAGCTCTATACGCAACCAAAACATCTTTCACAGCTTCATGAATCGCTTCGGCTGCGCCACTCTGCAACTTGATCTTGCGCGTGTAGCGATCCTCCATAAGATACGCCTCTGAGAACGCTGTAAAAGATCGCTTAAGCCTCTGGCCGAAGTCGATAAAGTACATCTGGCCCCACAAATCGGCAAGCGAATTCGGGACAGGTGTCCCCGTCAGATTCCACCAGCGACCAGTGTATTGTGCCACATCCGCTAGCGCCGAAGATCTCACGGTACCCTTGTTCAAGCGAAACCCTTTGAGCCTGGAACACTCGTCGGCAATAACTATCTTGAAAGGCCAGCGCTCTTGCGGCCACATCGAGACCAGCCACGGCACCAGCTCGTAGTTGCATACGTACAGGTCCGCCACTGGACGCCGCAGAATCTCCCGGCGCTCCGTCTCCGTCCCGGTTATCTGCACCACATTCAGATGTTGGAAGCTCGCCCATTTATCTTTCTCCCCAGACCAGACTACGTCAGCTACGCGCTTTGGTGCGAGCACCAGCGCCGGAAAAAAACTTGACCCAACTAATTTCAGCATGTCCAGGGCCAAAAGGCTTGTCCCTGTCTTCCCCAGCCCAGGGTCCGCCACCAACATGGCTCGCTGATGCTCCGCCAGGAACATAGCCGCCTCCGATTGGTATTCTCGGGGTCTGAATGACGGCAAAATCAATGAGCTGTTCGATGTGTTCATTGCAGCCGATTACCCACACGTCCATGCCACGCTTGCGCCAGAAGCCGTGCCGGCGGAGCTGGTGCTCCTCCGGCCTGACATTATCCAGCCACTTCGTTTCTGCGAGGCAGTGGTACCCGTTCGGAAAGCTACAGATCCGGTCAGGGTCACCGCGCTTGCCACCGACGTGTTTCTCACAGGCGCCGCCGATTACCTCAATTCGGTCTTTCAGTCGGTTCTCGACTGTCGTCTCGCGTGCCATCGGTGATGATCTCCTGATTTGGTTTCTGATCCGCGATCACGGCGCCGCGCACTGCGCGCCCGAAGACTCGGCTCGCCTGTATCCACGCCATCGCCTCGTCGCTATCGACGAATGTGCAGGTCCACACCCTGCGGTCATCGTCGGTGCGGCCATACACGACGAACATCGGGATCGACGCACCGCCCATCGGCGTCAGCTGTGTCTCGGTCTGCAGCGTCTTCGGCAGCACGAGCGCGGTCTCGACCTCTGCCTTTATCACCGACTTCGGTCCGAAGTCTCTGTCCTTACCTCTTAGATCAGCCATGTTATTTCCCCGATTTATAACTTGTACGACCGAATAGTGCGGCGCCGAGAACCCCCAGCTGCCACGATTGGAACCACGTCAGCTCGCTGACATGGAACACAGTACTGATCACTGCGTTCCAGGTCCACTCTATGAGGAACGCGTTGATAAATACCATCAGCGCTAGCGTCAGCACGAACACCGCCCCAGCATTAAAAAGTTTCCAACCATCCATATATCACCTCTTTCCGTAACGAACGTTTGTCCATAGATCCGCCGCGATTGGCAGACCCTCCATCCACTTTTCTTTGGTCTTTAGTACCGCCATGAACCTAGCCTCGGAGTATGAACCTTTCGGCACATCAAGTCCAATCTCATCATGGACGTGAAGCGATATCGCCGTCCGCGCGTACGGCTCCAGCGTGTTCAGGTAGGCGACGATCTCCGGCACCGTCAGCGTATCGTCATGCACGCGCAGCATCGCTGCGCGTAGCACGTCGTTCGCAGTCGCCTGCACTATGTTCTCGACAAAGAGCCCTGACCACGCACGCTCGCGGCGCCAGCTGCGGCCGCGCACTGTGAGGTATGAGGCGTACCGCGTCTTCCAGGCCCTGCCGCCGGTCGGGTCCTCGATCAGCTCCTCTCGCAGCAGCGGCGAGGCGTACAGCAGCCGGCGCCCGCTGGGCAGCTCGATAACCAGGAACGAGGCATTGCACCAGATAGCGCACTTCGCAACGTGATAGACCGTCCCGTTCTTGTCGGCTACCGCTTCCAGTATCGCGGTGTTCAGATCGTAGCGCATCTGATTGATCGCGGGGTTGGCTATGCGGAACGCCTGCTTCAGGATATCGCACGCCATGTACACCGGCCGCTCAAGCTCGAAGTCTTCACCCTTCAGGAATGCGCGCTCCCAGGCGCGGTTCGCTTTCTCCAGCTGCTCAGGTGTAGCCGTCGGTAGCACTAGGTCGGCCAGCGGATCAAGATCCATCTGGTACGCGACGGACATGTTCACCAGCGCCGCGACGCCGCCGCCGAAGCCGAACGCGAGGATACAGACCTTGCCCATCTGCCGCTCGTTCTCGTTTACATCTTCCGGCCGCTTGCCTAGCATTTTGCCGGCTAGAATACGGTACGGATCCTTCGACTTATCCTTCGGGTTGTCGAACGAGAACTGGAACGCGTCGAGCACGGACTGCTCGCCCGCGATCCATGGCGTGATCACGCTCTCGATATTTTTGAAGTCGCCGACTACTAATTCATTACCTTGCGCAGCAACGATGCCGTGACGTAATGCTATGGACGCTAGCTCGAAGGCGCTTACGGTTGTCGTATACGTCTCAGATTTTCTGAGCGCGTCAACCACTCTAAATTGGAGAGAGCCGGATTTGCCCGGTCCCGATCCAAGTGATGCACCTCCGGCTTGCGTTGCGGGTTGGGTAAAAAGGTCAACGCCACCAACCGATGCACGGTCTTCACGTAGCGCCGGCTGCCCTTGTATAAGTGAACTATCCGATAGCCGCGGTTGTTCAATTGGGTCGACAAGAAATGCGCCAAGATACGCCTCTTGGCGGGCTGCTTGTTGCGCAACAGATAGCGCTGTAGCTTCTCGACTGTCCGTATCGCGCCTAGCGTGCTGATTTCGTAGAGCCCCTCGAAACCCTGTATCGCCTTCCAAGTTTCCATTTAATTTATCGCCTCTGATGAATGGGAGGACGACAGAATCAATATCTGCTGCCTTAACCGGCTCCAGCTCGATTCGTCCAGCATGCGTGAATCCGTCAGGGCGCCGGGTAGTGATAGCCGGACGTGGTAAATTATGCGGTTGTACCCCTCGCGCAGCGTGGCGACCTGTACGGCCCGCGCCCGACCAACGACACCAGTGGCGGATGCGCGCCTCGGGTCCAACCAGACTAAGTCCTTTTTTGAATTTAGTACCAGAATTTTTTCCAGCTTCAAGCCGCTCTTCGAGAACAGTGCGAAGAATTGGGTCCAGGTCATCGGATTCGAGGTAGTCACGTACGTCTCCAGCTCTGAGTGAGTCGATGTCGATATCGTACCGGTTGCGGATATACGCCAGCAGCCGCTTCGCTTGTGTGGCGGACCCAACCTGGTTGTCAGTATTCTCGCGCATCACCTTGCGTGACGCCTCACGCGCCAGGTCGAGAAAATCTGAGGCGGCCTGCGCCAACTTCACGTCAAATCCGAAGCCGCGCTCATTGACCAATTGGTCGAGCATCCAGCTGCGCAGATTGATGCCAGCGTAGTTCACCTGCGGCATGCGATTGAACGCGGTGCGCAGTGCCTCGGTGTCGCGGATCGCGTACTTACAGAAGCGATCGAACGCTTCCGGTGCCTCGTGAGGCTCAATAAATTTCCCAGTTGCAGCCTGCGGAACGCAAAACGTGTCGATAAGAGATTTGTCGTCGACCAGTTTCGCCTCGTCTTCATTGAGGCCGCATACTCTGCCCAAGCCTTCGAGCGACGCCGGAAGCCCGTGCGCGCTCGCGCCGGCCATCGTGCAGCGCCAGCGCGAGAGACCGGTAACGAGCTTGAGCGCTCGGGCGTAGATCAGCCGGTCGAACGCGGCGTTGTGCGCGACGATCAGGAACTCAGGGTCGTCGAGCGCGTCCTTCAGATCCTGCGGGCACAGCTCCCCGAAGATGGGGAGCCATATCTTGATCGCACCGACCGCGAATCCGTACGTCACGATCATGCACTGGGCGGCCCGCGTGTAGCGGTCCGTCCCGGCGCTGATGTCGACGCGGCTGCGTGTCTCGGTGTCAGTGAACAGGATCTTCAGCACAGCAGATCCATGTCCTTTTTCCAATCGTTATAAGCATCGGCCGGCGTCAAGCCGAACCCTGTTACTAACCCACCGCTAAGACGGCACACCCAGGTCGGTGCACCCGCCAACTTACTGATTTTAGGTTTCGCCAGCAATGGCAATAGACGGCGACGATTCTCCTGTAGCTGGTAATACGGACCCCGGAACAGAGGAGGTAACGAGTTTCGAGTATTCATTGAGCACCTGTTGGAACATCTGATTTTTGGCGAGCATCCCTTGTCGAGATTTGCGTATCTGATTCATCCGGTCGGCGAGAACGTACATGCCGCGCTCCTGGAAGAAGCGGCGCATATTCTTTCGCTGCGTGCGCAGGTAGCGAGAAATTAGGCGGTTAGCCAGCCCCGGCACCTGTATGTACCCAAAGCTAGTCCATCGAGTTTGCGCTTCAGTCATTTTACACCTTCGCTTTACTAACGTTTCGGGGTAGGTTCTTCAAGAATTCGTCGCACCAAGCATGCACTAGAATAACCGTAGCGCGTGCTTTTTCTATCTCTATTGGCTGGTCTAGTTTACGTGCGATACCCCGCGCACTGTTATTTCTAAACCAGGGCTTGTTCCTTAGTGGGGCGTTGGTGGTGGTAAACGCCTCGTAGTATACAGACGATGCGATAGATCTGTTACGCCCTTTACCCCTGACTGCGGCGCGCATTCCACAATGCCCAAGCTGAGCGGAAGCCGGAGTGTCTGGCAATTTTGCGGCCATTTGAATGGCTAGTACTTCCGCCCCTTTGTATCCGGCTTTATGCAGGATGTCTGTCGGCCCTCCGCTTTCTGGTTCCCCTGACGGAACACAAAATCCGTACGAACCTCCGCGCCTAAGAACTCCGCCTCTTGATACGAACGCAGCTTTCCGTTGTGCCGCCAATTTCTCGGCTATATAGTTCGCGGTGCGCCGGGCGCGAAACTTCAGCTCGCGCGCCGTCTTCGTCAGCTTCTCATCCTGGTGCGCCTTCGCCCAGGCCGCCAGACCCTCGGCGCTGACCTCGACCGTCTTTAACTTGGCGAAGCTCAGCTCCTCGACCGCTTCCTCAAGCACTTGCAGCGCGCGGCTGTACACAGCCGGGAGGCTAGCACTTTTCGCCGCGGCAGTAACCTCGGTGCGTATCAACACCGGCAATTTATTAAGATTCATTGTAACACGCACTGGTAACTGGCGTCGTTACCGGCTATTCGGACGCGGGCGATGACTTGCTCTCCTGCCAACGTGCATGTTGCGTAACTGGCAAACCCAGGTACAGTCTGTACCTGAACCTGGCCGCTGCTGAACAGCAGCGTGAGTATCATGGTGAAGTGTTGAACAAACATTTTCAGACTCCGGGGTAGTTGGTTCTCAGTTGTCTGGTAACCATACGGATCAGCTCCTTGGCGGCATCGCGATCCAGTCGCAGTATGTAATGATCTACACCCTCGCTATCGCCTTGGATCCATACAGTAATCTCGTAGGCCGGCTGCTCTCCTTTGTAGGCGGACCCGTAACTTACAAGTGCGTTAGAGAACACTGTTTCTAGTCGTTCGAAAGTTCTTTTGTCGAAGCTACTGCTCATTTCAATCTCCTAGTTAGTGGTGGAGACCGGCCGGAGCCTCGATGCTCCTGGTGCACGTCTGCAGGCCCTGTGCCCGCGGCCCCCGTAGATCTTAGATCAAGCCCTGGCCGCCGCTCGGAGCGACTGCGCCTGCCGGCGCGCCGTCCGCGTCGGCGGGGACCAATCCGAACTCGCTGCCGCTCGCCACCGAGCTGCCGCGCAACCGCTCACCGTGCTTGTTGAACTGCACACCGAGCACGCTGCACCCCAGGCCAGGGCTGTTGCCGTATAGGTACGTGTAGAACTCCAGCAGCACGTTGGCGTAGCAGCCCTCGTACGGGTAGCAGGGGTGGCTCGGCGTTAGGATCACGGGCGTGTTCCGGTTCGCGATGTTCACACCGTTCTCGGTCACGAGGATCGTGGGCTGATCCTTATTTCCAGCGCTGATGTAGAGCATCCC